TTATAGATTTGTAATGACGTCGATTTCCCCTTCTTTATTGACCGTAATTCGCTGTACAAGACGGGTCAACAGTAGCCGGGTCTTTTCGATGTCTTCGTAATTTTCCAGCTTGGTCAAATCGGAGAGGCTCTGTCTCATCTGCTTATGTGTCTTATCGATATTGGCTTGTTGCTGCTGCTTGGCGATGATAATGTTCAATCGCTTTCCGTCTTCCTCGATCTCTTTTTCGTACTGCGCCTTTTCGAATTCGTATTGGCCGGCGTCGATCTCCCCGAGCATATTTTGCCTGCGAATTTCGAACAACAGTCTACGGTTACCCTCTACGCGCTTCTCAAGCTTCTGCTTCTCTTTCTCCGTATCTTTTCCAGCCAACCCGATCGAAAGAGCTTTCGGATCCTGCTCGTACACTTTCAGACGAGCTCGGACCTCGCTTAAGATCATCTGCATGAGATCGTCGCGGAAATCGAAGTACGGCAACCATTTGTCATTGCCGCAGCCTTTGGCACCGACGCGTCGACGCCTGGAGCACATAAGATACCGGTATTCCTTCTCGGCTTTGTTGTTGGTCTTGCTCGCCATCGTGACCATCGCCGATCCACACTCCGAGCAGAAGATCATTTTCGCAAATACGTTGACGAATGAGCGCCGGCCGCCGCGGACACCTCCACCTCGAATCAATCGAAAGTCCTGCGCTTCCTTGAACAGCTCGGGAGAGATGATCGCTTCATGTGTCTGGAAATCAGTTTTCTCCCACTCTGATTTCGGCTTCTGAACGAGTTTCTTTCCCCGGTCCATCAGGTCCGTCAGATCATTGTAAGTGACCTCCACGGTGTGCCGTCCGTATACGTTGAAGCCCGTGTAGTTCTCGTTCTGGAGAACACGCTGCACAGCCGTGAGGCCCCACAATCCGCCTTTATATGAAGGGATCGGGGCGCGCTCGCCGTCTTCGCCATTCAGATAATTGACAATCGATTTTTCTCCCATGCCGTGATTAACGTACAGGTCGTAAATCATTCGGACAATCTCGGCTTGCTCGGGAACGACATCAAGCGTCTTTCTTCCGTCCCTGACGACCTTCTTGTACCCATACGGGGGAATCGAGCCGATGTAGTTGCCCTTGGCTGCCGACTGCCGAATGCCACGCCGCGACGATGTGCTTATATCGCCGCTCGTGTTTTGGTTGACCACCGATTTGATGCCAAACACCAACTCGTCGTCCTTGATCCCTGAATCGTATCCATCCTCGATCGAGATTACTCGCACTTTAAGCGCGTTGACTAAGATTCGCTTCAGCGAGATCGCATCCAGCGCATCCCGACTGAACCGTGAGAGTGACGTAAAAAAGAGGGTGCGAACGTCGCCCCTCTTTGCATCCGCAATCATCCTCTGTACATCGTCACGCGTTACAATGCTCGTGGCCGAATCGCGGTCCTCATAAATTTGCTCAATTTCCATGCCCATAGCAGCTGACCGCTCACGTATAAAAGCTTCTTGGTGTTCGGGGCTGTCCTTCTGCGAGTCTTTCATAGTTGAGACACGAACATATCCTCTTACGCCGTTAGTGATCATTACACATTTCCCCCGAAGTGTGTTTGTTCAGAACCTCGTCTAGATTGTAAGCGATCAGGCCATTTTTATCCAGTATCTTTGTCCACTCGGATTTTACCAATTTATTTATTACGGCTTGGGGGTCCGTGCCTTTATGAATCAGATTTATTCGATAGGGCTTTTTCTTCTCCACGCAGCATCACCCGATCTATTTTATGAGCAGGGGCTCGGTCATGTTGCCCCTGCTTCGTCGTTTGATTTTTGAACCGCTATATCGAGCGCAAGCGCCAGCTTGTAGAAAGCCTTCCAGCGACGCTTGTTGTAGGTGTTGACGCTTATCCCTAGCTCCATCTGCACTTGGTAATCGAGTACGTAATCGTCCTCCATATAGCGAAGGCGAATCACCTTTTGCTCGTTAACCGGCAGCCGCTTAACCTGCCGTTCCATACGTTCGCAGTATGCCTTCTGAGCTGCCTGTGCATCGACGTTATGAATGGCGATGGAAGCAGTCGAGTCGGAAGTGACGTTTGTCGGACCGTGGAATCGCTCAACGTATCCGGCGGTCGTGCTCGCCTCTCGCTCCTCGAACACCAGGTACTTGCACACCCGGTATTTTTCGAGAGCGTCCTCGACTGCACGCTGCGTCGCCTTACGATCCAGCTCCGGCAACTCGAATTGAAGCTGCTGCACACCATCGCCCCCATGCTTAGAATTTTGAGATCAGCCAGTTAACCAAGTAATAGAATGAAACCCAGAACAGGACGATAAAAACAAACGCTAGCCGCCAGAAATGATGCCGCTCCATTAGTCATCACCCAAGCCAGGGAAGAGTGCGTTCGGATCTTCACCGGTATCTGCAGCCTGCATGGCTTCCTCGAGCTTGACCTGGTTCTTGTCATCCTCCGGTTCGGGTTCATCAGTCCGCTGGACGTCGACCGTTCCGTCCTGCGCGATCGTGCCGCGTATGCCCTCCCGAGGCTCTTCCGGCTTATCAGCCTCGACGGCGGCTGCAGCTTCCTCGATCGTGAGCTGGTTCGTTTCCTTGAGGGAGAGGGCGAGGCGTTTCACGTCCTCCATGATTGCACCGTGCCGCTTGATGACCGGCGCGTAAGCCTCGATATCGAATGGTAGAGATTTAAGCTTTGCCCGTCCGTCATTCGCCGTCTTGGCATCACCGTGCTTGTCGGTAGTGATGTCGATCGTACTGAGCTGGTGGTCCAGCACATAACGGCGCTGCGGCTCGCTCATCTTCTCCCACAAGTCTTTGTTGAGAAAGAGAATGTAGTCCTTTCCCATTGCCGTACGAAGATCCTCGCCGAGAATCTTGATCTTAGCGAAAAGTTCTTTGCCCTTTGACTTCCATCCATTGTGCTTGAACAGAATCAGAGGCTCGGATCCGTCGAGATTGTCATGAAGGTTGCCGACCACGTCCTCGAGGAACTTATAAACCGCCTCGGGGGCTTCGCTGTGAAACTTAGGTGGCTTTGGTACTGCTGCAGACTTCCTTCGACCTCTTGGCATATACATTCACGCATCCTTTGCAAATTAGTATGTTCTCCGTTATATAGAATTCTACGATTTGTAGAATATTTGAGCAAAAAAATTAATGCTCAGATGGGGAAGCGACATCCCCTTTACCAACCATATCGATGTCATGTGCGGATTGTTTCCGGAGTCGCTCGACTTCAGCTTTCAGTTCCGCGTTTTCACGGTCCAGCCTATCAGCTTTGTCCTTGAGCCAGAGGATGTCTCCATAGCCAGGCCGGCTTTCTTCCTTGGCACTTTTTCCATCTTCCTTCGCACGCTTCGCATGGTGATGCGCGGACGCCTTGTAACGCCTGAGCCTCTTCGTCATTTCAGCGATCCGATCGTTCAGTATTTTGATATGCCCGACAGCGGCGCCGGCTGTTTCCCTTATGCGTTCCATGGGATATACAGCAAGGCCGTCATCGCTCATTTCAGATAGGTTGTCGAGGCGCTGGAGCGTCAGCTCTCTGTTTAGCATAGGGATCCTCCTTCGAAGATGTCATCCGGTAGATTGACCAAATCACCGCGCCTTGCGGGTGGACATAGGGCAGAGGCTCCGGCAACATGCGGGCGTCTTGCAGCACCCAGGCATGCGGACGTTCGTAAGTAATCCTTCCGAATGGTACGTGATGCTTGCTCTTGTTCTTGCTCCACGATGAAAACGGCAGCGACATGCAATCGACGATATTGACCACACCGTATACCTTGCCGCTGCCGCTCTTGATGATCGCCGTCGGACCGCGGTGGTGCGTGTAGCTGCCGCGGATCTCCCAGGTCTTCTGTCCGGCGAGGATGAGATCAGCCCAGTAGGGCTTGATGATGAGTCCTTTCATTCGATCACTTCCCAAATCGTCTTTTGTCCGATAGGATGCTTGTCGATCCGGGGTCTGGACGGCACGCTCCAGCTCTTTCCAGGCGTCTTATAAAGCTCGCGCCATCCGGCGGCCCGCAGGCTAGTGCCCGGTTCAGAGGCGAGCGTATATGTTACGACACGCCGGTAACCAAGAGCCTTGCAGGCGCGCCATGCAGCCCCGTACAGCAGGCTTGCGGCGTTCTTGGTGCCGTCCGTACAACAGCGCGTAACCTCCAGTGTGCGGCCATTGTCCAGGTGCCGAGCGACCGGCCTTCCGACTATGATGACGCCCACGACCTTAGACTCGTCCGCGACGGCGATGCTAAACTTGTGCCCGACAGGTGGAACGTGGTGCCTATGGTGCTGCCGAACGAACTCGCAAGCGTCCTCGAACGTGACCGGCTGCAACAATAGCATTTAAAACCTCTTTTCCGAACAAGCGTTCCGATTTATACTTGCCTTGAGGTGTTTCTAATGACTGAACTTGCATATGAATTTTTCGTACAATACGACGGGTGCGGGGACAAGGTACAGCGCTTTGAAGCTTGGCTGCTCCCCCGTGTGCCGTCCGCTTCCGTGATGCGCGCCGAGGTCTCGGAGCTGCGCGCGGTGCTGGATGAGTTAGCCGTCACGGCTCCTTAGACGTAGTAGACTGTGAGGCGTTCACGTCACGGCAATAGCTGAAAAGCTTGCCGACCAAGAGTTGTAAAACGGACTCAGTAGGATCAATCAGAACAAGCTTTTCTTTGCCGTTTGGATGCGTAATTTCAACTTGGATTTTCAATGTTCTCCGCCCCTCGTTGGTTTATTTCCCTTTTGCCGCTTGCTTCTATCGCTGATTTTCTGCTTGAGATCGGCGATTACAATTCCGATCTTTGTCAAGTCCGTAGAGCCTTTGATGAGATGATTTTGATTGAGCCTGGCGAGTTGGTTGCGGGTGACAAGCAGCAAGTTGTCGGGGTGGACGTTCATTTTGTCGCCGTCGCCGAAAATGATTACATGTCCAGGAGGAACGGGTCCTTTCACGGCCTCCCATATAAGGTGATGAACGGCAACCCATTTATTCGGATCCGCGATCTTAACGTCGATGTAGCCGTCTGCGTTGACTCGTTCGCTGCCTAACGGCATGTAATTGCGCGGACGGTGGCCCTTCTTGAACTGCGTCTCCTCACCACCAATCCATGTTTTCGACTTTCCCTTGTTGAAAGGAGATTGACCGGGTTTGAACTGAGTGTTCAATCCGTTCCAAAGCTTGTGGTTATGAACGTAACAGCGAATCTGTTTGTGCGTAGAGTCCTCGCCGAACTTTTCTTGAACGAGTCGAACCAGTTCAGGAAACGGCCTGCCGCGGTAGTGGTCATGAATAAACGATTTTACTTCCTGGCGTAGCCCTGCCATCAGTTGCCGCCTTCAAGCATTTTCGGTAATTGCGCATCAGCGTTCATGCTGTCGCTTTTCATCTGTACGGCCTTGAGGACCAAAAAACCGTTCGAGATGATCTGCGATGCGACAGACGACACCGCTTTGGCACGCTCGAGCTCCTTCTTCAGTTGCTCATCAGTTAAAGACTCGTCATTCAACCGCTCGAGCTGCGCAAAAAGATGATTGTTCAAATCACCCATTGTGTTCTTCACACTCTCACCTCCGGGTATTCATCCCAGGTTCGGCCGTCAAGCTCTCGACCGGCAGCCTTCTTTCCAACTCGCCAAACGTTGTTAAGATCGTTTCCGAAGCCCATATCTGATGCACTGATGCTCGAGGGGATGAAGTCCGGGAAATTCATGCCCGGCGTCCATTCGCCCCACTGCTTGAAGAGGAAAGGCACGCCGGCAGCCTGGCATTGGTCCCGTAGGCTCCGCGCCCAGGCCAGATGCATAGGCCGCGCCTTATGGCCGCTCTCGCCGCCGACAACAACCCAATTGATAAATTCGTTTGTTGGCTCAGAATTCGGATATCCGTGTATATTGTCAGGGTCATAGTACGTAGGCGTCCACCCGGGAGTCATGAGCCACTTCGACAGATCTACCGGACCGATCAGCGGTTCGCAGCTCAGCCAGCGGACCGCTGCCGGCGTTTGGATCAGCAACGGGATCCGTTCGTCCGCCGCCTTATGATTCTCCACGCTGACTCCGAGCCAGACGTTCTTGAGCGGCCAGCCCGGCTTGCTCGATGCTCCCGCGCCGATTCGATTAGCGACGAATATCCCAGCATTCTCATCGCCTGTAATAGCTTCGGCCGCGTCGGCCAACAATTGGCGGGCGCCGCGCTTCTCCAAGCCCTGAAAGTAATGCAGCATGCGCTCCGGACGTTTGGTCAGTAACTGAAATTCATGCTGCGGCGCCAGCGCCATGACGGCGAAGACCTTGTCGATATAATCCTGCGGTATCTCGCGGTGAAAGAGATCGCTCATGCTGTTCACGAAGACTTTGCGCGGTCTCCGCCATCTGACCGGTTCGAGAAGCTTATCCGGCCGCATCACGATGTCGAAGCCTTTCTCGAAGTAGTGGCCCGCCGTCCCGCGCCAGCGCTCCGCGAACGTCAGCGCGTAGCAGTTCCGGCAGCCTTCCGAGACCTTCGTACAGCCGGTGACGGGGTTCCACGTTGCGTCAGTCCATTCAATCTTGCTTTTATCGCTCATAGCGGTTCACTCTCCATTGCAGACGTTCTGAAACATCACAGAATTGAAGCTGATGTCCGGCACCTCTTCGAGGTAGACGTACGAACGGGATTGGCCGACGTCGATGCATTTCATGGTGTAGACCTCGCCAACCGTAAGGATTGCGGTTGCCTCCTCTAGATCCATCTCTTCCCCGTGAAATCCAGCGAACCTAATCTTAGAGCCTGCCGGCGTCTTAATGCTCATGGTAGGATGGTCCCGATGAAGGTCTTCGATTTGCCTGTTGAGTGCGTCCCAATCCATGGGTCATTCTCCTTTCGATTTTTGCTTCTCAATAGCGACAGCTTCGTCCTTCTTGCTGGAAATGCCCCACTCGCGGAGTCGGTTGTATAAGCTACTCACGCTGATTGAGTGGGCGACGGCAATCTGTTCGCGGGATAAGCCTGAAATTCGAAGCGCGAGATATTCCTCGAATGGGATGAAGAGCTTTGCGTTGCGGGATGTTCTCTTTTTTGGGACAATAGACGGCGGCTCGATGCGCTGAACGTGCTTGCCTGCGTCATCAATGCGGTCTGGAGGGCCGAGATCCTGGTTGTACGTGTAGGCTGCGATCTGCTCGGGGGTTCGCTTCCAGACTTTAATCGTTCCTTGGCTCATCGACGTTTTCCCTCCATCCAGTCTAGGAATTTGGCGACACCGAGGATAGAGAGAAAGATGAGGACTATAAGCACACCGCCGACGATCTTCCATGCTGCATAGAGCTCAATCCAGCTCATCGACCGTACCTCGCTTTCTCGCGCTGGTTGATGCGGCTGCCGCTACGGGAGCGCACCGCGTGTTGCCGGCGCACAATCTCGTCGAGCGCCGCCTGACGATCGACAGACGCGGCCTCGGCGTCGTGATAGGCTATCATAATGAGCTGCGCGAGCGTCGCCTTACGCCAGCTCCGCGGCTTCATTTCGGCGCCTTGCCTTCGAGGATATCCCGCACGACCTCAATCTGATAGGGTTGGGTGTCGACAGCCGGCAGCAGCTCCCGGCGAAGGTAGATGCTCCGAGCGATCCGGGCAATGACATAGGCGTCGACGACGTTGTGCGATTTGTGGGAGTAACCGAAAAGATCGAGGACAGCAGCCTTCACGGCCGCTTTTTTCTCGTCATCCTTCAGGCGACGTTTATTTCCTTTCTCGCCGATCCAACCAGTTACGCCGACATACTTTTTCGTAGAGGTCGGGTTTACGTTGGAAAACGCCAGCTTCTTGCGATGGATAATCGACCGAATGCCGCCATGGATCATGCCGGCCGTGACCGCGGAGTTGGTCCCGAACGCTGCTGATTCGACTGCGATCTCATCGCCCGGCTGTAAAATGGGGATTAACTGATTCTCCAGATCGACGAGTTGGGCGATTGATAAACCGCCTGGCTCTTTTTCACCCTTGCCACGCAAATCTGCTTCAACGATCGGATTGCCGTCTATGTCGAGGATGCAGAGCCCCGTCGTCGTTGCGGGGTCGATCCCCACGAATCGGGTTGACATTCTTTTTCCTCCTACGTCGTTTTGGTTTGGGGGCCTGATCTTCTTTCGGTTCTTCATACCAGAAGACCTCGGCAAGCAGTTCGCCTTTAACCCTGATCTGTTCACAGTTCCGTCGGCTGAAGTACGGATCCTGTCTCATAACCGGCCCTGCGCATTGAAGACGGCTTTCATATGCGGCAGCTCGGCAGGGATCGTGCGAACCTTGTACGCCTCGATCGCGCTGCAGATGCCGTCGTACACGACCATTAATTCCTCGCGCTTAGTCGTCTTCGTCAGAGGATGCCCCATCATCTCGGCGCCCTTTTGGAGACGTTCGAGCGCCGCCACGTACTCCTCCTCGGTTTTTACCTGATTCGTTCTTTTTGCCATATGACTGCGAAGCCTCCTTCGGATCGACTTCGGTGAATTTCTGATAGTACCATTTGAAAATCAGCGTGAAGCGATTGACGCCGGTGTTCCGGCCTTTCGCAAAAATGGAATCGATAACTTTCACGTTCGGGGCTTGCTTCTCGGGGTTGAGATATAGGAACTCAACAACGTCGGCATCCTGCTCGATGCTTCCTGACTCTCTCAGGTGCTTGAGCTTCGGCTCTTCGGTATCGACGGAGCGGTCCAGCTGCGAGAGAAGAATGAACACGAACCTGAGCTTGCGCGCCATGTTCTTCGCTGACTTCGTCACCCGCCCGATTGCCTGCGCGCGGGTTTCGCCCTTTCGCTCCGTGATCTCCATGATCTGCAAGTAGTCGACGACGACGGCAGCGAGCTTGCCGTACTCCTTCTTGAACTGCTTAGCGGTCGAGCGGATCTCGTCGATGGTGACGCCGGCCGAATCCTGGACGAAGATCGGGAGATTCTTGCATTCGGTATAGGCCGATTGGATCTTCGCCCACTCCTTATCGGTGAAGCCTTCCTCGCCGCCCTTGTTGATGAGCTTGTTGTAGTTGACCTCAGCGATCATGGAGACCATGCGGTCAATCACTTCCTCCTCGCCCATCTCCTGCGAGTAGAAGAGGACGGGGCCGGCGTTCGGGTTGTACTTGGCGATCCCATACACGAGCATGAGCGCCTTAGCTGTCTTGCCGACACCAGGACGGCCGGCCAGCACGTACAGCCATCCAATCCAAAGCTGTGCCCAAGCGTCGTAAAGCGCGAACAGGCCGGTCTTGAGCTTCTTCGCCTTGCTCTTCAAGTGCTCGTAATAACCCTTTTCCATCTCGGAGAAGCTACGCATCCTGCTCGTTTCCTTGGGCCGGAGCTCGTCGACGGTATCCTCAACCGCAGAGAAATAGTCCTCGTCACTTTCGAAGTCCTGCCGGGACAATGCGACGATCTCGTTTCCCGCAGCCTCGCCGCGGCGCCGCAGCGCTTTCGAGCGGACGATGTCAGCATAGTAGGTGACGTTCGCCGCGGTCGGTACCGCGTCCGCCAATTCCTTGATGTAGCTGACGCCACCCATATCAGTAATGCGGCCGAATTTAACAAACTGGTCCGTCACCGTAACGATATCGATAGGTAGATCCCGGTCAGCCAGATACTTCATGACCTTGAATATGAGCTGATGCGTCTCGAGAGAGAAATCCCGGTCTTCCAGCCTCGAAAGTTTGTCGAAGCAGGATGAGTCAATGAAGACCGACCCGAGCACCGCTTGTTCTGCTTCAATTGCCTTATTCATCAAAGACAAAGTCATCCGGATCGTTCCCCTCAGCCATCCAAACCCGAAGCGCCTCGTCCCGCCTGATCTGCAGATTCAGCTCGTCAGCCTTGGGATCAGGCTTCTTCACGCCGGCTTTATTTGAAGCTCGCATTTTTATCGCGAGCGTTTGGAATTGCTTTCTGAACTTCGAAGCGCTCAGAACGTTCGCCTTCCAAAAGTCGTCCTTCGTCACCCAGTCCATTACATCTCGAATAAGGTGCTTGTCATTCTGCTTATCCTGTTCGAACAAGAGACGGAAGTCGTTTGCCCAGGACTGCAGGTTTGCGTTAACGGTCAAGTGCTTTAATTTGGGATCATCCTTCGCGACCTGCTGAACGAGTCCGTGAAAGTAAACCGCCATTTTATAAAACTGATCGTCCTCGGGATAGTGCCTTTTGCTATTCCGAGAGGGAGTTTCTTTATTTCTTTCTTTACTATCTTTCTTGGTCCGCGTTTTGGTGGACGATCTCGTACTCTTTTTGGCGGACGATTCGTCCTCGTTTTGGTGGACGATCTTTTCATGTCCGCCATTCCGCTGACGACGCTCTGACTGCCAGGTCGAATAGTCCTTGTTGAAGCGTAGGACCCGCGAACGGCTGCCGCCCTCGGTCATAACGACGGTGACGATATTGCGATCGATCAGCGCGGTCAGTTCGCGGTCGACCTGGCTTTTCTGCTTCTCCAGCGCGCGGGCGATAAACGAGATGGAGAGCGCAGCGTCTTTCCTCCCGAAGCCGTAGGTATAACGCCATATTTGATCGATGATCCCGCGCTGCGTCCCGTTCAGATTGCAACGGCCGATTTTCTCGAGGATCTCGTTTGCGATTCGGGTAAATCCATCTTCAAGCTGCGGTCCTCGGGCCACTCAACCTCACCTTCGTTCAAAATGGTAGATCGCGCGGGATTTGGTACATACGTTCGGCTAGCTCTTTATGCCCGAGAAGTTCGGTGGCACCTTCGAGCAGGTCAGCTTTGTCATGCTTGCCTCCGTTACGAAGTTCGAGATACTGCTGGAAGAGCTTCTCTTCGGGCGACGGTTCAATTTCATAGCCGAATTCGAGGGCGCGAGTTAGATCAAATGGATAGAGCGAAGCGAAATGTTGTAAATCGGATGTAGGAATTGTTCGACCTACGTACCAAAATGCTGATCCCAAAATCCCCGGCACATCCAATCCAGCAGCTTGCAGATCACGTATTTCTTTCGCCACCTCTGCTGGAAGTGTCACCTTGGGCGGATTCTCCAATCGCTTCCGAAGCGCGACATTCTCGTTATCCAAACGATCGGCATTTGCAATGGCGAGCTCCTCGTCCTCGTTTGACACCTTGATGTCGTGCTGCAGCTGGTCGATCATCTGCATAAGCAGCCATACAGTCTTGCGGTGAAACGTCTGCTGGTTCATATTGAGCGACATTCTTACTCCCTGTAGAAAATAATCTGGCGGTGTCGGGTCGCTCATATCAGGCCTCACCATGCTTGTCGACCGAAAGCCCAAGACGTTTACGCTGTTCGTCTGAAAGGCCCCACTTGATCATTTCTTCGAGAGTTCCACAAACCTCTGCGTACCCACAAGCTTGGCAGTCCCATCCGGTATAATCGCAGCCGGCGTCGATCGAAGCGTACCGGCCATCTTTCAATTTGAAAATTCCTATCCAATTGGGACCGTCGTTTTCACCGTCCGACATAGCAATGATTTCCGCCACATCCTCACGGTCGAAAGGTTCCGTAGAGACGGGAGCAGCGAATTGAACGACCTTTACTGGCTCAATTCCCTGGTAAGTAGCAAAAGTGCCTTGTTCTTTACCTGCATATCCGAATGCTTCGCGCCAGCTGTAGTCATCCAGTTGTTCGAGCATCTAAACCACCTCGATCGTATAATGTTTGCCCGCGATGAATTTACGCTGCAGGAGGGCGCGCTTGACCGTAGCCTCCGCGAGCGCCGGCAGATTGTTCGTGCTACTCATGTGCGTTAGGTAGATGTGCTCGCCGCGGCCCTTGACCAGCTTCGAGAGGGCGGCCGCGGCGGCATCGTTGGAAAGGTGACCGTTGTCGGAGAGGATACGGGACTTTAGAAAAGCGTCATAGGGGCCGTCCTGGAGAATCTGTACGTCGTGGTTGCATTCGAAGACGTAGACATCGCTGTCGGCCATCTTCCGTAGCATTTCGTCGGTGACGACGCCGGTGTCCATGAGGACGCTGACCTTCCAGTCAAAGCCGCGGACCGTGTATCCGTAAGGCTCCAGCGCATCGTGCGAGACGCGGAACGGGGCGACCGTGATAAAGTCTCGGGAGAAGCCATCGAAACCGCGCCACCCTTCTACCCCGACCGCATGACCTGTCTCGAGGCGGTCGAGCTGCTTGAGCGTCCCTTCGCTGGCGTAAACGGGGATTTTGTATTTGTCCGCGAACGGAAGGCCCTTGCAGTGATCGCCATGCTCATGCGTGAGCCAAACAGCATCGATCCGGGTCGGAATGATGTCGGCGGCTAGCAGGATCTTTTCGACCTTACTCTTCGGCAACCCGATGTCGATCAGGATTCCGACCGTTTCCGTGCCGACATAGACGCAGTTGCCGTCAGAACCGGAGGCGAGGACCTTTACGATCATTTCAGATCCTCAATAGCGTTTTCGATTTCCTCCTGCTCTTGGATTTCCAACGCCGTGATACGGAGCAATTGGTCGATGTTCTTATCGGTTAGGCCGGCGCCGTTCAGTTTTCCCTTGATGTATTCTTCGCGGGCGGATTTCGTGGGCTTACCGAGCTTCAGAAAGTTGGCATTCAGTTCGGCCGTTTTGCGCTTGAGCTCGAGATCTGCGGCGTTAGGTTCATCGTCGATCGGCGCAGGACTCGAGTCAGTTGCCGCTGCTGGCGCCTGTTGACGCTGCTGACGCGACTTCGACTCCGAAGTGGTCGCTTCGTTCGTGATGTCGCGACGTTCGGTTTGCTGCTGCGGGAGCTCTGGACCGTTCGCAGGCGCCTCGTCTTCGCTGACCTCGATGCCGAATTGTCTCTTTGCCGCGCGCTTCGTAACGGTCTTCTTAAAGAAATCGTTGAAGTATTTCTTCCAATTTCCCGCGTTGTTTCCGGTGAGGTGATGCTGTACTTCGTCGACCTCCATGAACTCCGTAACCGGTCGGAAACCGGTGCGATATGCGATCGAGTAACAGCCGATGACCTTACCCCGCGGAAACTGGATCTCGTGGTCGACGATTTCCCACACGTCCCGGCCGTCTTCGTCCTTCGTCTTCTTGGCCTTGAAGATGTCGTTGTCGTGAACGAGCTGCGTATCGATGCCTTGGTAGCCTTCGACGCGCTTTGCGAGATAGACGATGCCTTCGACGGAGATTTGAATGCTGAGCTTGCCGCCGTACACGATGCAGTAGATATGATTGAGGAATGGATTCAGGCCGGACGCCGCTGCCGTGCGGATGAACAGGTTGAACTGTTCGGGGTTGGCATCCTTCGCCAAAGTATGGCGCATCGTATCGATGTCGGCGGGGCTGAACTCGCCGATCGCTTGTAATTGCGTGTCTTTGCTCATTGATTAGACCTCCGTAATTGTGAATGGGGTATTGGCAACGCGGCATTCGATGAGCTGCCCGGCGGGCTGCTTGTAAGAGAGGATGGATTCGGCATTGTCGATGAACGTAGGGGCAATAACTTCGCTCTGCTCGCTCAGCACGTCGATGATCTCGAGCCCCGCGAGAATCTTCTCCGCGGTGGAGAGCTTTCGGTACGGCTTGCCGTCCTTGAATATTTCGAAGAATGGTTTGCGCTCGCCGTCGCCTTTGTTCTCTTGGAAGAGCTGGATCGTCAACGTCTTGAACAGGCCGGTGACCTTGGACGCCATGAGTTCGGCTTCCTTTGCGCGGTAAGCTTTGATCGCATCTAGGAGGAAGACGGAATCGGCATGGCTGGCCTGCGTTTCCTTCTCAGCGTGGCGGGCGGTTTCGAGTTGTTGCTTGAGGCGGTCGCCGGCACCCGCGGCCTGAAGCTTCGAAGCCAGCTCTTGCCGAGTTGTCTGCAGAAGGCGCAAGTCGTCGGGATCGTATTCGACGATGCCAATGTCGCCGATTGCCGCGGTCAGATCCTTGAAATTGGCGAGCAATTCGTCGTGAGTGATCTTAAGCTGCGCAAGATCTGCCTTGTGCGAGTCCACCGCCGCTTGAAGTGACTCTTCTTGCAGTGGCTGTTTGCATGCGTGGCAGTGGTCGGCCGGTGCCTTGGCTTTAAGCGTCTTGTAGCTGGTCGCGACGCGATCGGCGCTGCTTCGGATGATCTCCCGTTCGGCGCGTAGCCTGGTTGCGTCTGCGTACGCCTTGTTCGCCGCTTCCAGCGCTTTTTCGATCTCTGCTATTTTCGCGTCGATCTCGGCGATCTTCGCGGTCAGCTCGTGGACTTCCGTCTCGGTCAGCGCCGGCGACAGGTCGAGCTGCTCCTGCAGCGTCTTGGCGCGCTCCTTGGCACCGATCAGCGCTTTATCCAGGCGCGTCCGATTGTCCTTGTGCTTCGCTTCCAGATCGTCGAGGTTGTTCTTCTTCAGCGCTTCGGCGAGCTTGTCGGCCTGCACCTTTGGCAGCCCCTTAAGGACGTCCTTGCTGGCGGGAGGAAGCACGTTTTTGAGCACCAAAGACCGTTGTTCCTCCCATTTTTGCGAAAAAAAATACGCCGGCGTGAACAGCGATAAAAATAGGGGTTTATCAAACAGGGCCTCGACGGTCTCTTTGTACTTGGTCGCCTTGGCCGGAACGTCATTGATAAAGTAGCAGGTGTCCCCGCTCTCAATGCCGCGGGTGAGCTCGACTTCCTGCGCGCCCACCGTCAGCCGCAGCGAGACTTCTACGCGATCGTAGGGACGATCGACCGGTTCCGGGCTCAGGTTTTTGATCAGCGTATTGCCGAGTGGATCGGTCCCGTAGAGGCACCATGAGATTGCTTCGCCGATCGTAGACTTGCCTGCGCCATTCTTACCAGTGACCCGGGTGATGGGTCCGAACTCGATGAGTAGGTCGCGGTGATTCTTGAACTCGGTGAGGTGGAGCGATTCGAAGGTGATCTGCATGGGCGCCTCCTACAGTGCCGCGAGCTCGGCTTCGAGGCGCCGGATCTCGTCGAGACTAGAATCGATGAAAACATTGCTGAGCAACGCCAGCAGGCGAGTGCGTTTGTCGTTAGGGTATTGGCCCGTAGTTCGGTGGTCGATATCAATAATGCGATACTTTCCATGGACACGAATGACGGATGCTCCCTTGGCAGTTTCGATGCTCTGAAGCAGCAAATCGATTTCATCGACGATCGCCTGCGCCTTCGCCGCCCGGTCTTGGTAGTGTTTCAGCGTGACCCTATCCATTCGCGACACTCTCGCTCTCCCATTTGAAGGCAATCGCCCGAACGTGCTCGCCGCAGATATGCTTGCCCTCGAATGTCTTTGCGATCTCCGTATTGCCGCAGAAGACGCAGCCCGGAGCGTATTTGCGGAGCACGATCTGCTCGCCGTCGACGAAGATCTCCATAGGGTCCTTTTCGGCGATCTGAAGCGTCTTGCGGAGCTCCATTGGAATCACAACGCGGCCCAATTCGTCGATCTTTCTCACAATGCCCGTAGCTTTCAACATGAAATGAACACTCCTCAAAATTGTTTTTATGATGCCTTGAAATCCTCTTTGTGGCCGTCGACGCGGCCGAGCAGGTAGTCGAGCGTGACGCCTAAAACATTAGCGATGCGAATGAGCGTGTCGTAATCCGGCTGGTTCCGGCCCCCTTCGTAATGGGAGACAGCGCCGCGAGTTTGGAAAATCCGTTCCCCCAATTGCGCCTGAGTCATGCCGCGGCTTTGACGAGTCTTCTTCAGGCGTTCTGCAAACAAATTCGCGGTGCCTGCCATATTAACCGCGCAGATCGCGCAACTGCTTGAGATAACGACTGCTCTGACGGCGGGCGAAGGACTGCAGATTTGGATAGCAGTCAGCGACGGCGCGCTCTTCGAGCTGCAGAAAGTAACCAGCAATATTACGGAGCATTTGCTTCGACATATGAAAACCTCCCGGAGGAATTAGGTTTCGTCTGGCGGATAGTGCTGGTTAAGAAAATCTCGGAGAGCGATAATATTGTCCTTCGTGTTGATGGTCAGGCTCTTCGGCGGCTGATACCCATGACCGTCCTCGCCGAAGTTGTCTTCTTGGTAAAGCTTAAGGGACTGGACGTGTTCGCCTTGCGTCAGCAGCACGACCTGATCTTCACCGATCGGAAGCGTATGTCTCAACATCTGATGGATCGCCTGCCTTATCAGGATTCAAATTTCTATAATTCGTAGAACTTTCGGTTAAAAAAAATTCTGGCGGCTTTTGCAGACCCTTCGAGCAAATAGAGACAAGATCCTCGGGAGACATGTTCCTTGTGCCATACAACATGCGGTAAAGCACATCAGGTGTGTATCCCGCATTCTTAGCAACGACACTTATTTTTAGCCCGCTGCTGACGATATAGGCCTTCATCTTCTCCCGGACTAACAATTCAAATCACCACCTTCTCCCCATTTCTATAAATCGTAGAATTTGGTGCCTCCACAATATAAACTGCCGCATTACACTCCGTCAACAACTTTTTCTATTATTTATAGAATTTTTTATCCGCATAGTGGAAAACTGTGATATTATACCATCATGGAGGTGTCCTCAGTGGTTAGAGTCGGTTCGGATCATGATACAGTTAGTTCCAGACTTAAAAAAGCCCGCAAGATGCGCAAGCTTTCTCAAATTGAGGTTATGCAGCGTACGGGAATAAGCAATAAATCCTTGAGTGCTTATGAGGCAGCCCGAAACGGAATAGAGCTAGATGTACTTCAGAAGTTGGCGAACTGCTATGACGTTACGGTCGATTGGCTGTTAGGAAAGACCAACGATCCGGGAGCAAGCTTTACTGAAGAAGAGAGAAGACTAGTTGAGGGAATCAATTTTTCCGATGAAGAGCTCGTCGAGGAGCCTATGTACTATTTTGGCCGTGAGCTTGATGATGCTGAGAAGAAACGTGTTCTTTCTGTTGTGCGCGCTCTGCTTGATAGTTCGCGTCAAGATACATAACGAGTTCTCGTACAAGCTTTTTGTGTTCTGGGGTGCCTTTGTTAATTTTTTCGATTAACGCGAGTACGTCGATCATGTCCATATAGCACTCCCAATTAAATAGTTTGGAGGTAAGCCGCTATGCCCCTTAAGAGGGGGAGATGCAGGCTGCCTGATCTGCGAGCTGAACGCGGTTGGTCTCAGGAGACGACTGCCGAGCAGCTGAAGCCTTATGTATCCGTGCTGCCTCAGTCGCTCAGCAAGTACGAGCGCGGAGTACAGGATATGCCGGACCTCGTCCGCAAGGCATGTGCTATCGTATTCGGCGTTCACATGGACGACCTGTATGAATATGAATGGTAGATCAGCCAGCCTGGCGATCGGTGGATATTCCGCCGCTCCCTCTCAGAAGCCGAGCCTATGCAGGCTTATTTACTTTTGTCAACATAGTCTTGAGTCCTCAAGTGCCCATTGACAATTGGTTTTGTATTCCAATTATGTCTTGTGTGGGACTAACTGTAAATGCTCACTCAACCGGATGAATTGCGCTATCATTTATTATTTTTCCGACATGAACCGACACACAAGAACTTATATTTGTGATATAGGAACAAAAAAGACGCCTCGGAGGGCGCCTGATTTATATTATTGCCGGCTTTTGAGAGGCTTTGACGACATTGAATACTTCCTTAAAAAGCTTCTGCGACATCGTGACCTTCTTGGATTTAGGTCCGATCTCATCCTCGAAGTATGCAAGATAGAACGTTTTGTCCATTCGCCGAATCTTCGGCACGTTCACTACGCAGCTTCGATCGACACGTTCGAACTGGTACCCTGCCGACTTGAGGCTTTCAGTGCAATATAACAAGGTGCCCGCAATGTAATACTTGCTGTCAGCCGTATGAACGTGCACCATTTTTTCAAACATATCGAATTCTAAATAAAGTACATCATCAGCGGCGATATTAATATACCCACTCTTACCTTCCAAATCTTCAGTGACAGCAAGATACAACATAATGCCCAGCTCCCTATTTCAAAAGTTCAGCGGGGGTCTCATCTTGATGTACGTAAAGCCAGCTTGCGGTACTAACGATCAGAACGGCTAGTGCTCCAAGTATGGAAGCAAGCTTCATTGCGACGTTCTTCTTCAAAAGTCCTCACCTCCCTTCAATCGTATCAAGGTCAAGCTCTGTACGAAGAATGCGACAATAATGCTTGAAGATCCAACCATAATTCCAATTAGAATCAGGACTACTGAAGCAACCTTTAGATACGGATAATACTTTTTCGAAATCCTCGTCTGCTTCCCTATTCTGGATGGTGAATAAATCAATGCCAAAAGCGCACTCACCGCAGTTAAAATGTATTTCCAATCCTGGTTTAGATCAAGCATTGAGATAGCAGTAATGCCGGCCGTTGAAATAACTACGCAAGCCATTCCTGATTTTAAGTGAAGGCCGCCTGAGAGTTGCCTTAGCACTGCATATGAAATTAGAGCAATGAGCGTTTCGAGAACCCGACCAGTGAAAGCCGAAATGATGAGGGAGAGCACAATGATGAAGATGGCGTTCAGGAGGAAGGATACTGCATATTTGAGGACTTCAAAGCTTTGTGGTGACTCAGGAGCTGCGTCCTTTATGCTTCGGGCAATGCGAGCCGATAAGGTCGCTATCATGCTTCTGTGTCCTTTCTCTGATAATATATCACGGCAAGAAACATGAAAACAGCAAATACGACAAGGTTTGAAAAAACCGACTTGTACAACATGATTACTAGCAGAGCTAGAATGAATGAGGCAATTCCCATCGATACAAGGATCTTCTCTTTACGTAGGCGCAGCTTCTCGAGTTCAAACGTGAACCCGTATCCGAATTTGTATGTAAGATACGAAAGGCCAAACCCTATAAACCCTGTCAATACTTGCAGTAGGTACGACTTCCAAACAAGATTGCTTAATTCGTGAATTGAGAAAAATCCGAACGATAGATAGACTATTGCTGTCTGGAGAAGCCCGAATGCTATGTAACCAACGATCGTCATTATGAGCGACCAGGCTAGAGGTATTCTTAAATACACAATGATGAAAATCGCTGTAATTAACAAATTTATCACTGGCGATATCGTCGATAAGGAAAGTTCTTCACGAATGATATAGCTCTGCAAATTTATAACTGTGATGGCCCCAATTACAGGCAGCAAATGCTTGATCAAATCAATTCTCAGGGAGTAAAAGATAATAGCGTATAAGGCGAGCCCCTCAACCAATGAAAACACCATATACCCAATAAACTCTTCCATCGAAAAGCTCCTCAGATATTATTTTTGTCCTGTATTCGCCATTCGTCTATATGCTTTAAATAATACTCGATTCGGGACTTTCGCCATACAGGAGATTTCCTTTTTCCTACGTGATCGTCCGGTTCGGGGAAAAATTTTGTTTTCCGCTTATGCTGCATGTTGTTAGGGTGTATGCCAATCATATCGGCAACTTGGGCGCTATTAAGAAATTCATCCTCAGTTTCGAGAAGATCAATGTATGCGTCGATCAGCTCATGAATGAGCTTACCGTCTGTTCCTCCGATCCGATTAGCAACATCTCTATAGGTCTTTATTCGCTGCATTTCACCGCCCCCCTATGTACAATATATGTGTTCCACATATATATGTCAATTACATATGTTTGGTTGTTTGAACGTCGTGATTAAAGGATAAATAAATTCATTTAGCGAATAACTTGTTCAAGAAAAACCAATTAACATATCTCGGGGGACTTAGATTGAACATTTTAACTGTAGATTGTTTTTTTGAGCACGAACTTACAACTGATTGCAGTATCTCTTCAACTACAACTTTTTTAGATTATGATGTGATTATTTGGGATCCCAATTACTCCTTGAGTAATTATAGAGAGGACTATCGAAGCGGAACATATATGGGACTAAAAAGTTTATCAGAAAGTGACTCAATAAATATCCAACAAGATATTAAAAGAAGAAGAACTGAAATTGATGAGTTACTTAAAATTGGAAGAACGGTTATTGTTTTTATGTCTCAAAATCAATTTTGTTACCACTATACTGGTGAAAAACAGTCTTCAGGAACCGGAAAAAGCAGGGTTTTTACAAACATAGTAAGCAAAATAGATTTACTCTCTATACTCCCTGAAAATATAAACACTATTGGATCGACAGGATCAAGTATTGACTGTAGGGCGGCTGAGCCGTATAAATCATTCTTTAATGAAAATAAGGACCATTTTCATTATGAAGCCTACTTCAATAAATCATTAGGAAACCCTCTTTATTACATAAAAGGTACCAATAAAGTAGTGGCTTCATGTTTAAAAATTCATAATGGAAATTTATTGTTTATTCCTACTTTTGTCGATGATGAAGATGAACAATTACAAAAAAAATTTATAGATTCAGTCATTAAACTCGTTGAGGAATTAAAGCGCGACACAGGTGATTTCGAACAACCACAATGGAGTGAGGAGTATACACTACCTTCAGAAATTTCGAATAAGCATCAGCTTAAGGAATCGGAACTTGAATTAGCAGCTGTACTTGAAAAGATAAACAAGCAAAAAGAAGAAATTCTTACGTTGGAGAGTTATAAATTACTGTTTACTGGGACAGGAAGAGCTTTAGAAATACAAGTAGGAAAAGTTTTTGAGGAGCTGGGATTTTCGGTTTCTGAAGGAATACCAGGTAGAGACGACCTCATATTAGAGAGAAATGACGCTGTCGCTGTTGTGGAAGTAAAAGGGGTTTCTAAAAGTGCGGCTGAGAAGCATGCAGCTCAATTAGAAAAATGGGTAAGTGAATACATTGAAGTGAACGAAAAAATGCCAAAAGGAATATTGGTTGTAAATGCTTTTAAAGACTTGCCATTGGACAAACGAAATGAAGATGATTTTCCTCATCAAATGGTGACCTATTCTGAAAGAAGAAGTCACTGTCTTATCTCTGGATTGCAATTACTTTGCTTATATTTTGATTGTTTACAGCATCCGGAAAAGGCTAATGAGTTATTAGATGAATTGCTAACAACGGTTGGTGTATACAATAAATACAATTGGCTTAGTTTCATTGAAATGTATCAGCTTTAAATCTCTAATTCATTAAAAGCGGTCAAGAACACTTTTTAATGCTTGACCGCTTCTATCTTAATAATTTTGTAATAAGCTATTATGGGATTTGTGGCGGGCCGTTACGGTCCGTCTTTTTTTTCTGTGTAGGTCCGAAGTGAGGATTGCGTTCCAGGTCATCGATCTGCGCGCATATGGCGAGCTGCTCCCTCGTGTCTCCAAGCATGGACGCGACCAGCGACAAGTTCTCCAGCTTCGCCATTTCCCAACAGTACATCGCGTTCAGGTGTAGGACGTGCTGCATTTCGTCCATCTCTTCGGTAGATAAGCTGCGCTGTTTGTTTAGCACCCACAATTCGGCCATTCGTGCATGAAAGGACTTCACCATACGAACCACCAGATGACGCAGAGAACCACGCCGACTGCGACGACGATCCATCCTGCGGCCTTGCTATCTCTCGGTCGTCCTGCGGGCTCCTGCGTGGCCTCGACCGACTTGATACGATTATCCAGCGTGTACCTAAGGCGGTAAACTGTCCGCTTCTCCACTTCTACCATCTCCCTTAGCGGTGATGGTTCAATCTATGCCAGTTTGGGGATTTTGATGCCTGTCCAGATATACGATTTGTTCGACAGGGCGATTTAGCTTCTCGGCCATTTGAAGAACGATCTCGAGCAATGGCTGTCGTTGTTGAAGCTCGTACCGGTTGTATTGGGATTGACTGATCCCTAACATTTTCGCAAACTCAACTTGGTTCATCTCGTATTCATGGCGGATGCTCTTCAAACGATTCTTGACCATTGGCGTCACCTCGTCAGTAACTTCCATACGAGCATAGAAAGTTCCTTCGATGAACTTTGTCGAAGATGCCAAAGAAAGTATTTAATTAAAATACCTATGGCTCAACTAAATAAGCACCCTCCAATAGGCGCTTTGTCATAATCTGATTTCACCAGGGAAGGTGCTGGAATGTATGGAGCTGAACGCTTGAAGCTTCAGTCCTTTTGCATCAAAGGGAACCTCGAATGAAATATACCCCGACACTTTCATTCCTGGATTCAGCGATTGACCCGTTAATACGTTTCGTTCCCACTTGTTTGAAGCATTGAAGATCCGGCCTTCCCCGTCTTTTAGCTTGAGTAGTTCCCGGCCAATAAGGGTTGCATTTTTCCCATCATTCTTAACCGTCACTTGAAGAGTGATGATCTTACCTGTTGCACCGGAGTCGTCGGATTCGTACTTCGTTACAAAGTAGGTCATGTCGCCGGCTGATAGGCTTTTATAATACTTCTGGTCTTTCTTGGAAGAGGCAGACCGATCCTCATAGGTGAACAATAGATAAACGCAAACGGCCAGTATTGCTGCGACTATACCGCCTCTTATTAATCCCTTTTTCAGTTCGGTCTTGTAGTCCTTGGGGCCATTAGGGCCATTATGAATCTGCGACATTCGTTTTCCCTCCCACTATCAAGCATTCTAAACTCTACGTATAACTATCTATAATTGATTCCATAATATTGCAAAATATCCTTCGTTAAATAAAAAAAGCCCGAGAGCCGAAGCTCCCGGACGGAATCAGATGTACAGCTTCTTCGTATTGTTATCGTAGGTGTACTTCACCCCGAGCACATCCAGAACCTCAGCAATAGGCGCTTCAATACGACCGTCGACAATCTTACCGGTCGTGATGAGGGAGTTGTCAATCATTCGAACCACCTTTGCCACAAGCTCGGAGCTAGCCGGCTGCGGAGTCTCGATCGGCTTCGTATCCCACCAGCCCTCGCCGCCGTAGGACTCATTGAAATCGACACCGACCCCGGCAAGCGTCTGCCCGTTCTTCCACTGGTACAGGTTAGCATTGCTGCTCTTTTTCCCTTTGCTCCAAGCGTAGGTCTGCCAAAAGACCTTGGCAGCTCCGCGCGCTGCCATCGCTTCGACGACTGCGTAGGAACCGTAAACGCCGACCTGGTAACCGGGGATTTCTTGTGCAGCCGCACGCAGGTAGGCTTCGATCAGATCATAGTCCTTTGGCTGCGCGTCGTAGTCGACGGCGAAATAGATCGCGCTGCCGAGAGGCTGCTGGATGTTCCGGGCTTCCAGGTAAGCCGATGCGCCATCTTTCTTCCCATTATTCGCGCCGCCTTGCGGACGATTCGCCGTCGTTTCAAACACAGAAATGATCTTCATACCCGCGCTCGTTATCGCGAGAGCTTCCGCGCGGGTTAGGCGCTTGTGGGCATATGCGATCGGGACAAGATAACGAGCAGCCCATCCATAGCCGGCTGCCACGATCGCCGGTGCCGTCTTGGAGCTTAGCGGCGTTGCGCAGTCAATTCCCTTAGATGTCATTGCCATCACCTCCGGCAGCCTTCACGGCCTGTTTCGCGAATTGATTTCCGTATACGGCGACCGCGCCTGCCAAGAATCCTTGCAGCAGAGAGAGAGCCGAAACGCCAAGGGTCGCAACCGTGAACGCGATCGAGAATACGGTGACGATGTAGATGATGGACCAGTCCGGAACCCGCGGTGTTCGCTTCACGATGTAACCGAGCACCCAATTCGCAGCTATGACGATCAGCAGCGCCGGGTCAAGTAGTTCATTAATTGCTGTCCATTCCATAAGTAAGACCTCCGTTAAAATAGTTTGATTACGGTCACGGCGAGACCTGCGATCGTCAGCACGGTCGTAATAAGCCAACGACGATCCGCCTTGCGTTCTTTCCGCTCGGTATCGACGCGCTCCTGAATTGCTTTTGCATCCGAAGCCATCTTTTCGCGAAGTGCCGTCGATTCTGTTTCGATCCTCAGATTGAGAAGCCGAACCTCACCGTCGTAATGCGAGCGTATCTTCTCGATCTCCTTGTCCATTTCCTCAATGCGATGATGCGCAGACTTGGTGGATTCGAGCGCTTTGGTCGCATCCTTATCGTTCTGAGCGATCTTATCAACAAGCCTGTTGACATTGTGGGTAAGGTCAATCATTGCCTGACGCTGCGCTTCGGATGTCGCCTCAAGACGTCCGAGCTTCCCGGCGATATCGTGTAGCGCTTCGGATTCCCCCAGTTGATCCACCTCCAAAACAAAAGGCCCCGCGACTGCGGAGCCTTTTCGTTATTCGTTTGGTGCGGTTACCTCGTCGGCTTCTGGAACCTGGCCGATACCCGCCGGATAAATGGGGATATTCGCCGGAACTGGACCGGTCGAGTAAACTATAGTATCCTCGATCGCTGGCTCGTACTTCTCCAAGTTGGATACCTCCTAAATATCGTATCTGCTGATTATGTGTATAGCGTACGAAATGCCTGAGAATGTGTTCTTATAGCTGGTCGGCTGAAAAAAGATATGCGAAACGGTAGTTTCCCTCGATAAGTACCCCTCCCAATAATATGCGAGGCCGTTGGACGCTACGTTTACGCTCCCGATGGTGGTATACCCTTCGCCAGTCGACGCGTCTCGGATCTGTAGGTTATAGACCCCTACCCAGTCCGCATTATTTACGTTAAATCCGACTCGCATCCATTTTACATTAGGGATCGGCTGGTTTAGTTTAGCCTCAGCCATATAGATATAGTTTCCTCCGAAATACGTATAGACGTCGGATCCATACGTCCAGGAGGGAAAGGATATGCTCTGCAGTATCGAGTACGACTGAACGTATCCGGTACCGTTATGGTAGCCTTCCGGTATCGCGACCGTTGACGATTTACTAGGAGTGAGAATCGTACGTCCTCGGTTCGGCATAATACCCGCCGTTCCTGCTATCGTCGTCCCTGACAGAACTGCTGCTGCAGGTACAGTCACGCCCGCTACTGAGCCCGAACCGTTGTGATATCCGGCTTGAATCGTCTGCGCGGATGGTCCTGGCGTGAACGTAACGGCCCCGCGATTCGGCATGCTGCCTGCTGTTCCCGCAATAGTCGAGCCTGCGAGGAGCTTCGATGGATCCACTACCACTCCGGACACTTTACCAGCGCCGTTATGGTAGCCCGCGAGAATCGCTTGATCGCTCGGCCCCGGAGTCATGACGACAGCCCCTCGATTGGGCATCGTGCCGGTCTTGCCTGGTCCGCTGTCATTGCTGAAGGTTTTTCCCGCAAGCACGTCGCCCGCGGCGGCATTCCCGCTCCCAAGGACGATTTGATCGATCTTGGCCGCCAATTGCGCGAACGTCTCTGATGCAGACGCCGGTACTCCCTTGCCGGTAATGGCGGCGGCCACAAGCGTCTTACCGCTACCGGACAACGTAAAAAGCTCATTGATTGCTGCGACGGCAGAAGATTTGTCCGTCGTCTGAAGGGCAGACAGGCTGCCCAAGTCCGAAGCCAGCGCGAACACGAGCGAATTGTCGATGACTGCTGTTACATTGGCCGCGTTGCCTACGAGCGTGATGACGTTGATGTACCGCTCGAGGATGTCGTTCCCGCTGCCTGCCGGGATAAGGTCCGCATTGGACCCGGCGTTAGCGTAGCAGTAGAGGACTTCCCCGACGTCCGGGTCTTGCGCGAACACGCCGACCTCGCGCATGTAAAAGGCGGTCGTTACGTTCGAATTGTTGAAGCTAGTGCCGACAACCGCCTTGCCCCCGGTCAATGCTTCCAGCTTAGTGATTGACATCGACTTCTTTTGGCTGATCAGCGCCGTCAGGTTCGCGATGGTCTGTGCCCCGAGGTTCCCGTCGCCGATCGCGATCCGCGTAAACTGCAGCGTCGCCCCTGCTTGTACTTTCGTCTGCAGGGTCTGCCCTTTATTCGTGAGATAAAATCCTGCAAAGAGGCCCATTATGTCACCTGCTTCAACGTAATAAAATCGCCGATATGAGCAAAGCCGGCATAGTACAGGCTCATCTCGTCGGAGACGGTCGCCTGTATTTCCTCGAGGTGTGCGCTTGCGCGAGTGACCGTCGAGAGGGCGTCCAAGAACTGTGCAGCGTTCGTCGACGTCGTGTCGGTATTGGTCGTGAGGATTCGATAATTCCCCGGATTGCCGCCGTACTCGAACCATTCCTGCACTTGGCCGTCGCCGAAAATCGTACGAATGAGCTCCTCGATCGCGGACTTCGTGCCTTTGCGTTTGTGCCATGCATAGGCGTTCTTGACGAGCGAGCGCCGCTGCTCGAGAGGGAGGTCAGGGTCGTAGAAGTCAACGTGCCATTGCCACGCGAGCTCGTTCGCCTCTTCGTCAGTTAGTTCTCCTAGGCGAGAGAAATACGGCAGCCGGTCAATCGCAGCAAGCACGTTTTGACGTTGCGCGTCGAGCGCCTTCGCGGCTGCCGCGATTGTAGGGTCCTCGGTCAGGTTCGGCGGCAGGATGTCGAGGAGCGACGCGTTCGCGAGATTAATCATTCACGGTCCCCCCATACGTGGCCGTGATCGTGCCGGCGACAGCAACCTTTGTCGGATCGACCACCGTATAGACCGGCGACGTTACATTGACCCGGTACGCGCCCGCCATCATGACGCGCCGAATAAGCTCCGACGGGTTGATGTCCCGGCCGAGCTTCGACTTTTGCCATGTGACGTAGCCGGCGATCGTTGCGTTTACGGCGGCCTGTATGTCGGACGCTGCCGCGCTGTCTCCGGTCTTGATGTAATAGGTCAATGTGACGTTGTAGCCGACCGTCGTTGGCGCGGCGACTGTAACCTGATCGGTGAGCGGCCGTACTTTGCTGTTGGACAAGATCGCACTGACCGAATCGAGCACGCCTTGCGACGGGATCGCGCCGCCGGCGAGCAGGGGCACGACGAGCACCTGCATAGCGCTTGGCGACGTCACCGACACGTCGACGATAGCCGGGTTCGCGGTCTTGGCCCAATATTCGTATGCGCCAAACGGTCCAGCTACCGAAAACGACTCCGGCGCCTCGTGGATCCGCTCACGGTAGGCATCGTCGCTCTCAATGTCCGCACCGCCGGAACTTGTCATCGTGTTGACGATGGAGAGTACAAACGGGAGCGGATCGACAATCTGATTGATCTGTCCCGGGAGGTATCCATTGCCTGCCGCGCCTGTGGTGAGGTTTACTGCTACAACGTCAACATACAGCGTGCCGGCCGCGATCGTTGCACTCGTCGATGTCGCAAAGTACGCCTTTGGATCGCTGGCCGTGCTGACGCGCGTGCCGGCCGGGATGGTGACCGCTGTCGGCTGAGCTGCGGACAAGGTGACTCGTACGGTCGTAGATGCCGCGGCAGCCGACAAGCGAGGCGTCTCTGTAAACGCGCCGATGTTGTCCAGCACCGGACCGCGCGCGTACCGCAAGAGATTGAGCCTTGCCGTCTGATTGATCGCCGTCATCAACTGCACCTGCAGCGCGGCTTGGCCGAGCAGGAACAAACGAACGGGGTCGCCCGGGTACAATTTGCGCCCGAGCAACCCCTCCATGACCGTGACCATATTATTGAGCGTAGAAGCGACGTCCTCGCTGACGTACTCGACCTCGGGTAAATCGATCAATTGCATTAAGTGCTCGCCTCACTTTCGTCGACAAACTGCAGGCGGATGACCGGGACCAGTTTGTCCGGATCCTCTTGTGGCTCGAACGTGACCTGCTCGACAATGACCCGCGGCTCTCGCTCTGTGATAGCCATGATGACGGAGGCGGCGAACAGCGCCTTCGCGACGTCGGGCGAACGGTCGACAGCCCGGGAGTCAATCCCGAATGAGCGATCGAGGGGAACGGTCCCTTGAATGGTTGAAGCGATCATATTGACGTTCTGCAGGATCTCGGCACGTCCGCTTGCGCCGAAGTCTATCGGCATTTGTCCTACCGTGATCGTCGTCATTGCTTGCTCACCCCATATTCGCGAAGCGTGACGTTTGCCGTGCCAACCAAAAGGTTGCCGCGGTTGTCGACCGTCTTGAATCCCAGCTCAACCGAAACGATTATCCACATCCCCGATCGACCCAGCGGCTTGCCGCCGAAGGTAAACTGATACGCCTTGCCGCCGTTTGCCATGAGCGTCAGGTTATCGAGCTCCTTGCGCGGATTAACGCCGAGCGAAGCGTCGAATCGCATCGTGAAGTTGATCTCGTCCAAGCCCGGCCCGGACCATTGCGTCAGCGGCTTTCGCTGCAGCACGTCATGCTGTGCCCACCTGCCGGATACTGAACGAATTAAGCCGTCGAAAGTCCGAACCGTGTCCGCGCTGACCTGGAAGACGATGTTGCCAAGGACGCCGAGACTCATGTGATCCCACCGCCATGCAGCGAGCCGCCGATCGTGACGTCTCCGCTTACCGTCTGGCTGCCCGTAACCGTGAAATTGCCACTCAGCACCGGGCCTTGCGACGTATTAGGGACAACGATGGGGAGAGTGCCGAGGTAGAACCCGCCGCCAAGGTCGTCTCCGAGAAAGAGGCAGACCGCCGACGCTCCAATTGCCGGCATTGAAAAAAGCCCTCCGATCGACAGGACCGGGAGCTCCGCAGAAACCATATTATCTCGATCAGGGAATGCGACGCGGACAGTCCCGCGCGCGGCGTCGACGGTCGAGACCTGGCCGACGCGGATAAGCTGCTGCATATCACCACCCCAATACCTTTCGAATTTGAATGTCCGTCCGATAGCCGCTCGAATCGACCGTATGTCTAGCGCTCTCGATGATGTACTTGCCGTCGAACCTGCCCCAGCCTTTGACGTTGATCGTCGAGCTGGCAGCCATCCGGACATCGCCGGCGAGCGACAGGGACGCCTTGCCGTAATTCTTGTTCTTCTCGCGCAGCCTTTGCTTGGCGATTCTGAGCGCCTCCGCTGGGGAAGCTGCGCTCTCGTTTACCTTGAGCGTGGGACCAGTCTTCGGGGCGCCTGGCGGCGTGTACGTCGCTTTGAGCGTCTTGCTCTTAGTGTCGGTATATGTGAGCTCGCACGCCCGGTAGGCGGCATCCGCGATGCTCCAGTTAAACGAGTGGGAGATTACAGCGTCAGCTCCGCGAACAAGATCGCAGACGGCCTCTCGCGCCTCGTAGACGGCCTCGTCAAACAAGACGAGCTGACCGCTCGATATTTTGACCGCAATCCCTTCGCGAGCGCATTGCTCGACCAGAAAGCCCAGGTCAGATTGCTCCCGTTGCTCGAGCCGGTCATAGGTCGGATTATCGGGTGCCTCGTATCTGAGCTTAAGCCCCGCGGTCTTTGCAACGTCGGCCGCGATGGTTTTAAGCGTCACCTTTTCCCATGCGCGCGTGTTCCGCTGGCGTCGCACCGTAGATCCTGCCGGCAAAGACACCGCGCCGATCGCGACAGTGTCGGGGGCACCGGACGTGTCGCACGTATCGATCTCGAATTTACCACACGGAAGATACTTAAACTCGTTCGGCCCGTCCCAATTGATCGTCTTGATTCGCGCGACGATCGTGTCGCCTTCAGCCGGTGACCACGGACCTTGCCATCTTCGCTCTGCATCCTCAAGCGTGATCGCCAAGTCATCCAGCAGACCCGATGCGTTGTCGCCGTACTCAAACCGGATCAGGCTTTCGGAGAGCGTTTCGGAAATGTCCTTGCCGTTGTACTCGACCGTCAATGCCACTTGCCGCGCCATCATGCTCTGCAAGGATCATCCCTCCCGCTTCCACGGCGGCAGACCGGCCGCGGCTTCGTCGGGCGCGCCGGGAACATTTAGCAAGACCCCTGCGCCGAATACAACCACCCGCGAATAGTCCGGATTTGCGTCGAGCAAAAGCGGCATTAAATATTCCCGACCATAAACGGCATAGGCGATTGCGTCCCAGGTGTCGCCCTGGACCGTGCGATAAGTTGTCATTGTGACATGCTCACCCGCTTCTGCCATGCATTTTGTTGTTGTACAAACTGAGCGAAGCTGTCGCTGCCGGCTCTTGTGACCTGCTCGACCGTGGACTTGTCGGCGTTTCCTTGGATGTTGATATTTGGGCTATAGTTGACGGTCGTATGACTGTTTACCAGCTTGGGATTGACCGTGCCGCTCGTCGGGAAAGCCGGATTCTGGAGCCGATTTACAAACTCTTTTGTCCCTGCAGCGTTACTCGCCTCAGTCTTAGCGCGATCTGCTTCGCGATCTTTCGCGAGCGGACCTTTCATGAAGTCTCCCGCGACGTCGCCCCAGCTTACATCTTCGCCGTTCGCCTTGGCCCATAGGTCATCGACCCACTGGGGAGAGAATTTACCGAGAGGGGAATCTTCAAGCCCCTTCCAAATACCCGTAGCCAACGCGCCGCCAAGTTTAGCCCCGGCCTCGAACATGTCCGGCGCGGTTGAAGCAATCGCCTGCGCCAGCGTCGATCCGATTTTCTCGCTCGTGTTAATAAAAGCTTCGCGACCCGAGGAATCCCACCAAGCACTGAGCGAAGCCATGATGTCTCCGTAGACGAAGTCGATTTTGCTCTCGAAGGTATGGAGCTTTTTAAATTCAGCGTTGTCGAAGAAGTGCTCATTGAGATACGACTTCGAGCGCTGCACCATTTGATCGACGCCGGCCGTAATTTGAGGCGTGTACTTGGTGACGAAGTCGGCGGCAGCACTCGCGAACCTTTTGATGATCGGCATCGTCGGAAGCAGCGCGGATATCTGCAGCGTTTCGATTGCGCCCTTGAACTGCTCAACCGAACCGGCAGCGTTGTCCATCTTCTTCTTGGCGACGTCGAGCGCGGTAACGTCGGACATGGCCTTTTGAAACTCCTTGACACCCTTCGCCCCGGCCTTGTACAACGTGCTCGCTGCCTTAACGCCGTCCGTGCCGAACATGTCCATCATTTTGGCCGTGCGCTCTTGCTCGCTCATCCCTGCGAATGCCTTGTGCATCACATCCGCAATGCCAGCGATATCCTTAATTTTCCCCTTGCTGAAAAACTTATTTGCCTTGTCGACGCCAATCCCAAGCTTTAGGAAAAGCTTAGTAGCTTCTTTTGTTTTTGGCTGCAAATAACTAAGCATTGACTTAAAACTGGTACCGGCATCAGAACCGCCCTTTAGGCCATCATTGGACATTAGACCAATTGCAGTATTTAAATCGAGGAAGGACAATCCAGCCATATTGGCAACGCCACCCGCAGATGCAAGCGCGTAGCCTAATTCATGGACGCTCGTAGCAGATGCATTTGCAGTTCCGGCCAGAATGTTCGCAGCGTCGTCAGCTTTCATTCCGTCTTTCTTGAATGCATTTAGCGACGTCGCCATCGTAGCGGCCGCTTCGGCCAGGTCGAGCCCGCCAGCTGTTGCAAGGTTCAGAGCCGCATTCAATCCGCCAGCCTGCACAGTTGCCGGCTGCATGCCGGCTTTGAGCAGTTCCTCGATCGCCTTCGCCGCTTCCATGGCGCTGTATTTCGTGTCCGCACCCATCTTGAGCGCAAGCGCCTGGTACTTCGCCATCTCTGCGGTCGTGGAACCGGTCAGCGCCTGGATTGTAGACATTTCAGCCTCAAACTCCATGGCCTTATCCATTGAGCTCTTGATTGCGTACCCGGCAGCCGCGGCGCCGCCGAAGACGATCCCGCCCGCGGCGAGCGCCGAGACCTTGGTCGTCATGCGCGCGATCGATTCTAGCCCCGAGACGATTCCGGATCCGAACTTCGGACCGCTTCGTCCGACGCGATCGAGACCGTGAATCTGCCGCTCGAGAGAGTTGAGTCGGTCAGCGGCGTTCGTGAAGACACGCGAGAACTTAGCATCAAGTTCGGCGTTCAGTCGGAACGCTAATTCGTATTCTTTCGACATCAATCACCCGCTCTTTTCTCGAGGAATTTGTTCGCTTCCGCGATCCATCCGAAGAGTTCTGCTACGGGCAAGCTGAGCCAATACGGGGCTGGCGTATAGGTCGCCATCGAGAGCGAGAGGACCCTTTCTCGCAGCGTCCCTATCCCTTCCGCCAGCCCTATAAAAGCAAAAAATTCTGCGCGCTCAGCGTCACAGAAGTGAAGTCCTTTGCCGGGAGTTTGCGGATCAATTCGACGGGGACCGATGCGGCCGCCGCAACGATGAAAGCAAGATAAGACTTGCTGAATTCCTTGCCCCATGGCTTTTCAGTGGGGGCGAGCTCGCTCAGGAATCGACGTTCAGCGATAATCAAGTCGTCTCCCGTAAGTTTGTCGAAGTCGATACGCAGCTCGGTGATCTTCTTGTCCTCAAAAACAAAAGGCCGACTGAGAACGAATAAGTCCTCGTCGGCCTGAACGGCTGGGGTATTCGGTTGTTCGCTCATTAGTCCGGGCTCCTTAAATGCCGAGATTTTTGCGTATGTCTGCCATGTAGTCGACGCCGTCGACGACATAGACGTAGTTGTACTTGTCGAGCTCGACAATAGACTTGGTGTCGACAACGACCTTGATGTAGATGACTTCGAGGTCGTTCGAAGTATCGGTCGTGCTGTTTGCGTCGAACTTCCCGAGGTCAAACTTTTTCGGCACCGCACGAAGCGTCACCTTAACGCCGACGTTGTTATACTGACCCGTGACGATGTCATACGTCTGCATATTGCCCCGGAAATCCAGGGCATGCGCTTTAGGAGCAAGCAGGCGCGCCCCCTCCGCGACGACCGTCCGCCAGTTGAGCGTTACCGTCATGCTGCCGAATAAACCTACCGCAGGGCTATCGATTTCGCCCGCAATGCCGGCGCCACGGACCGTATCGGTCAAGGCTTCGAAGCTGGGCAGCGTGACGTCGACGACGCCGAGATAGTCGGTGCCATCGCGATAAGCGGAAAATCCCGTCAGTTTCTCAGGAACCTGTTTATTCAATTGTCATCCCCCTCTCTTAAGCGTAAATCGTCGACAGATACGACGGGTCATACTCGACCTTAAAGCTGATCTCTTGCGCCGGCCCCGGCGGCGTGAAGAAGATGTGGAAGACCATCTTGCCGTCGAGCAGATCGGCTGCCGGATTCTCGGCGGCGTTGAACTCGATGCGGCCACCGACAAGCGCGCCGCCTGCGGTCAGACCATTGAGCCAGATATTGATGTCGTCCGTGATGGACTCGACGAGACGGACCGTCAACGGCCCATCAACCCGCGACCAGTAGCGAACGATCGCTTGGTTTTGAACCCAGCTGAACATGCGACGGATCGGGAGGATTGCGTCCTTCGGGTCGGTGTTTGCCGGGTATGCCCCAGTCCGGTTACCCCACGCCACCCATCCGGCGAAGTTGAACGCGGTCACGATGCCTTTGCTGTTGAGATATGCCGCCTGGTCGCGGCCGAGGAAAAACTCCGCTCCATCTTTGCCGAGCGCGCCGTCGATATCCAGATTTTGATTAGACACAGACACGTACGGAATGCCGTCGTTAGCCGTATCAGTCCGGCATATGGCCGGCGCCAGATGACTGGAAAAACGGAACGTTCTGCCGTCCTTCGTCAAATTGGGATAGCCGACCGCTTGGAACTCCGACGTATAGTTGTTGCTCGTCTTCCAGCCGGGCGCGTCAAGGTACTGCGTAATGTTGCTGACGTCGAGGTCGACGATCGCCTGCGCCTTAAACATGCCGTTGATGCTGCCAGACTTGGCGGCCATGACCGCAGCGACGGTCGGATTGCTGCTGTAGCCGGGAGCGACAATGAGGCTCGGCACGACGCCGAAGCGTGGGAACACCTGGTTGACGAGCTCGAGGCCGCTCTGCTTGCCGGTTTGCGAATCGACGCCGCCGATGATGTCGGAGATATTGACCGCCGCCGGGTTAAGTTTGTCGTAGCCGATCTTGAGCTGCGAGACACCCGATGGGATAGTGCCGCCTGCGCGGGCCGTGATGACGAGTTTGCCCGAGCTGTCGTAACCGAGAGAATAGTCGGTGCCGAGCGTGTACGGCGTTGCGCCATCCGCAGATTTGACCGTCACGCCGGCCTTGAGGACGCCAGCATCGGACAGCGTCACCGCGCCGGAAGTGACTGCCAGGTTTGCCGGCGCGACCGTCGTCTTGTGGATCGTCGGATCGAGAACGTTGATAAAGATCGCCTTCGAAACCTTGTACAGCTTGAAGTGAGCGAAAATGTACTCGCTGAGCGTATAGCTCGCCCAATCGTCGCTGTAGCCGAGCTGCCGGACTGCGTCCTCGTAGGACTCGACATATATCGGCTTGTTCACCGGAGCTGCACTCAGTTGGGACAAGTGGATAGGCGCCGTGCCGATGATGACCGGGATGGTCTGGGATGCATTGGACAGAACGCTCGTTTTGAGCTCGGACGTATAAATGCCATGGTTGTCAGACACCGATCATGCTCCTTTCTGCAGCCGTTGATAAACGGCATGTTGGGGCGTACCAGGGATTTGCGTCAGCCTGTTCGTTTCGACGAGTTGCGCGACCGGCACGATCAGCAGCTCGATATCCGGCTGCTCTTTCAAGAGATCCTCGTACTGCAGCGGTACGCCGCCAATGAACAAGGCGTTTTGTTGCAGCAGGCCGTCGAGGATGGTCGGACCGACGTAAATGAGTTGCCCGGGTTCGGATGTGGGCATTTCTTCTTCTACCGCCTTCCGTTTTTTCCTGGTTGTCGTCATATGTTGGGCACCTCCTCGCGAACGGTCGGAAGCGTCCACTCCGTCGTAATCACACCGATCCATTCGGGGTATGGTTGCTCGTCGAAGAACTCCCAGCTGAACTTGTCGAGCAGGAAGACGCGATCGAGAACGCGGTTTTTGAGAAACGCCTGCCGGATGGACTCCATGTAGTTGAAAACGTCGATCGGTCCTTCGTCGTCGGCGGCTTGGACACCGAATAGCATTTTGATCGTGCCGCTCGCGGAGTCTTCCGCGTCTTTTCCGGCGCTGGGTCGCAGAATAATGTACGGAAATTCCGGTAACGCGTTGACCACGGACGCCGCGGTCTTTTGCGGCAGGAAGAACAGATGCACGCCGACGCCAGTCCCGACGATTTGCTGTACCGCAGCCTTAACGGACTTGAGCAAAGAAACGATCGTCATAGATCAGATTCCTCCTTTCTCGAGAATTCGTTTGATTTCATGGTCGAGCCGCTTCTTCACTTCGGTCTCCGCGATGTCGCCGAGGTTGTTCAGCACATGCTCTTCTCCTACCATGATCGGAACGGCCGGACCGTAGAGCTCCTCGATCGGCAGCCGCCGGCGCCCCGCGCGCTTGAATGCGCCGATATGGCCGCCGGCACCGACCCGGGCAATAAACGCGCCTTTGACCGGCTTGAGTCCCGCGCGCTTGACCGCCGCTTTCAAAATTTTCGGCGGCGGCCGCATGGGATCACGAGGCTTGTTCGGGTTCGTCCTGAATTTGAAGAGCGGTATATTGCCGCCCTTCCAGCGGACCTCCGAAACCATGCTGCGTGCGCTGCCGCGCTTGATCGAAACCGTGTTCTTCACGTCGCCAGCCCGGACATGATAGATCCGCGACACCTCGCGACCCGACTCCGTTCGGACGCGTTGCGTCGCCCGATTCATCGCCCGGTAGTAGGCTTTGGGAACCTCCGCGGCTGTGGATCGGGTGAGCCGGACTGCTTCTTTCAGGTTCACAATCTCGCCGCGGAATTCCATCATGCCCGACTCGCCTCCAGGGTAATGCGATAGAGTCCGTCTTCGTCGCCAACGTTGACGACCCGATATAACTGACCGTCAAAGGTGATGTTTTGGTCCTCTTCCGGTCGGTACCCGAGCTCGATTGGATCGACATAAAATACGAGGTGCCAAAGGGAAACCCCCTCCGCGTAGGAAGGGGGCGCAGCCCCGCGTGTACTCGGGATGCTTCGGCCGTTGGCGTCGGTCTCAATGAGGACCAGAAGATCACGGCCGTCGATCGTATGGACGGTAGCGAACTCTTCCGGATTCAAAAAAGACGCAAGGTCGGCGGCGGCGACGTCTTTAAACGTTGGCCGTGCCATTCTCTTGCGCCTTTTCGGCGTACCAGGTGGTATATTGCAGGATCCGCTCGGGCTCGCGGCTTGCCGGCTCGATGCCAACCGACTTGAGCAGTTCGTTTTGTTCCGGCGCCTTCAGCTTCTCGAATGCTTCGAGAGTCAGGAGATCCGATACGATCGGGTTGTCTTTTCTTTTCCCGCCTTCATCGGCAGCGCCACCAACTCCGCTGCCTTCGTCAAGTTCTGCCTGCCCCAAATCGGCCTCATACTTTAACGCCGCGCCGTCCTGCACCAACTTCTCCTCTGCTTCAGGAGAGAGGCTGAACGGCTTGTTAGCTGGATACTCGACGCCGTCATGACGCACATGCCAGTCGCTGATGATCGACATTAAAGCACCTTCGCGACGTACCAGCCCGCGACGTTCGGGGGTACCGCAAGAGGACGAGAGAGCAGCTGCAGCCAACGTTGAGCCGGCTCGACCGTGATCCAGGATTGAGCAGCGACCTTGCCGCGGAACGTGACGAATTCCTCCCGCTGTTTGTCCATGATGACCGTTGCGCCGTAGTGGAATTTGAACTTGTCGCGGCTCGAGAGCATGGCGATGTAGCCAGCAGGAATGAACGGTTGCTCGGTGCCGGCGTCGTCCGTGTAAGTACCCGTGTAGCTGAATACGTCGAGACCCACGTCCCGCAGGCGGCCGTGATACGTCACGCCGTCAGGCAGTAGCGTCGTGTCCAGAGTTCCGATGTCGACCCCTTTGTTGTCCGCAAGCGCGAGAATCTTCGGGTGACGCATCAGCGCGACCGCTGCATCGTAGTCGCAGAGCAGGATGTCCGGATTCGGCGCGTTGCCGTTCAGAATCACGCGGCGCTTGGCTGCGAGGAATGCGATCGGGTCGGAGTTTGTTTTATCACTCCACAGATCCGTGCCTGAAAGTATGACCTTGTTGGTGAAGTCGTAGTCGATGACCTGGCTGACGCCTTCGCCGACCTGGATGACTTTGCCGGTAAAGATCAGCGTCGCTGCTTGTTCGACAAGACGGCGTGTGATCGTGTCGTTCAGCTCTGAGATGTCCCTTGCGATCAACTTGCGGGCGCGGACTTCAGGGGATTCGGGGTTGATCAGGCTTTCGCCCGCAGAACGCACCTTCAGATCATTGACCGTGATCGCGCGAGACGGCTTGATCAGCGCCGGTTTGTATTGCTTAGCCTGGAAGCCCGAGCGAACGACAACCTTGCCCGGTTGCAGTTCAGAAACGTACGGAGCGATCGGCTTGTTGCCTTTGACCGTTTGAACTTCCACCCATTCGGTATCAAAGGATTCTCCGTCCTCGAAGAACTTTTCGAGAATGTAAGTGCTGAGCGGCGTTGTTTGATCGACGACCTTCAGAAGCGTCGGTGTTGCGTAAATGTCCTTGTATGCCAACTTGTTATCCCCCTTATCCTACTACTCGTTTGGTGAAAATCTTGCCGTTGTTCAGCGCGGCTTCGTGCGTTGCGATCGTATCCGTGCCGCCGAACTTCAGCGCAGCGCGGTTGAACTCCCCCGACACATATGCCGTTGCGCGAACAGCAGCCGTACGGGCATCGACCTCGACATCGGCTAGGATTGCGACCGGCACCTTTTCAGCAGCCGGAGTTGCTGCGGAATTGACGATCGCGCACTGCCAAGTACCATCCGCGGCGAATCCCGTCCGAGAAAGCACCGTGCCGCGTTCCATTACCGCTGCAGCTCCGCTGTTGATGATGACCGATTGCGTTACAATCGGCTCAACCATGCCAGCGATCAATTTGTCATATCCATCTACCGTGTAAGCAGCCATTAGCGTTTCGCTCCCTTCTGTTTGTCCATCTCGGCGAGAATAGCCGCAGCTTCAGCGTCCGATGCCGCTTCCGGCGACGGAGCTGCAGGCGGTTCGGCAGGCGGCACAGCGTGCGCTCCGCTCGCTTGCGCGTCGGCGGCGCGGCGTTGTCCTTCGGTGGTGATGCGTTCAGCGGATGCCTTCACGATGTCGATCGCGACTTGCGATGCAGTGCGGCCATCTTCGATTGCTGCTTTCACGACATCAGCTGCGCCGGGCGCGCCGGCCAGTGCATTCAGATCGTTGATGCGCGCACGTTCAGCGGCGATACCGTCCTTGACTGCTGCTGCATATAGATCCGGGTGCGATGCTTTCAGTTCTTCCAAAGTCTTCACTTGGTCATCTCCTTGTGCGCCCTGGGGCGCTTGTGCTGTTGGGGCTTCGACAAGCGTGAAATTGACTGGTTCGGCAAAACTGCCGCTCTTCGCCAACTCCGCGCGAACCTTATCAATAACTGCCTGCGGCAATTCCGTAAACTTTTCCGCACTATTCCTAGCACCTTCGGCTTCGGTGGTTTCGAACATAACTTCGTCCGCAAAGCCCAGTTCCACTGCCTTTTTTGCATCCATCCACGTTTCAGTGTCCATGAGAGACATCAATTCTTCTGCTGTTTTTCCCGTTTTTGCCGAGTATGCAGCAGCAATCCCTTTGTCAATGGACAGCAGAACGCCAGCTTGGTGATTATGAGCATTTCGATCCCCTTCGCTGTAGACCCAGGAGTTATGAATCATCAATTGCGCAGTCGGACCAATGAGCGTCTTATCGGCTGCAATGGCAGGCAATGAAGCTGCGCTCGCTGCGAATCCGGTGATTTTTGCAGTGGTCTCGCCCTCGTATTCCTTGATCAAGGTATACATTTCAGAGCCAGCAGACACCGCCCCGCCCGGCGAATTAATATAGATTTCGACCGGATCGCCAGCAGCTTCCTCGAGAGCATCGGAAAGCATTTGGGGGCTCGCTGCAGAAATCCCAAACCATCTATAAATCGCTGCGTTGCTGTCGCTTGTAATCGTCCCGTTAATCTTGATCTTCTTTGTCTTCTTGCGGGCCACTTTGTTTTTCACCTCCTCCCGTTAGTCCACCTTCGCGGCGCTTCTGCTCTTCGCGAACGCGCTGCGCGTGATTCTCCTCGAAATCTCCACCGAGTTCCGCCGTCTCTTTCTCGCGAGTGGAGAGCCCTTCTTCAATCCGGATCTTCGCCGCGTTAACTTCCTTGACCGGATCGAGCTGGCCTTGGGAAGGCCCGTGCCAATCTGCTTTGGTGTAAGCCTTGAAAATCACGGGGTCGTCGAAGATACCCGGCGCCGAGATCCGGCCTTTGATGACGGCGTCCGCGAACCATTCCTCATAGATCGGTTGGCAAAAGTCCGTAGACATCCACGCTCGCCGCATGCGGAACATCTTCCAGGCTTCGAGCAACGCGGCGCGACTCGCCGAATAACTGGCCGTGAAGTGCTTTAGAAGCAACTCATACGGGATTTCAAGTGACGCGCCGACCTGCCGGAGGATAGCCGTTACGAACGGATCGAATTTTTCATTTGGGCGACCGGGATTCGCAATCGTTGCCTTTTCCCCTGGCTCCAGGAATTGAACGGCGCCGTTTCCAAGGCGGAGATCGGAAGGAGCGTCCGGAGCCGGCGGCAGCGGCTCGCCATACGGATTATCGACCTCGATTGTTGGAAGTCCAAATTCGTCGGCGCCGTCCTGCGCGCCTTCCTTCTCGATAAAGACCGTAAACATGCCGGAGATGACCGCAGCCATAAGCTCGGCTTCGGTGTACCGCTCAAGCTGCTTGAGTGCCTCGATGACGGGGGAGAGGATTGGCACACCGCGCCGTTGCTCCGGCCGCTCGGCTTCCATGAGATGCAGGACGTTGCGACGGCCGCTCTCTTGACCGTAAACAGCGACGCGCTTTGACTTCACCGACAGTGCATCGAACGCACCTGGATGCTCATCCGAAAACCAGTAGGCGACAACCATCCCGTCAGCGTCCACCTCCACGCCGCTGCTTATCTTGTTGGGGGCCGCCAGGTCCTTCGCGATCGGCGAGTTGCAACGGTCGGCCTCGATCAATCGAACACGGAGGTCGTAAATGGCATGATTGCGCCGAAGCAGGGGCAGCAGAACGAAAACGTCGCCGCTCATCAGCCACGACAAAAAAGCCAATTGCTGCAGCTCAACGAAGTTGTGCAGCCCGGCCGCGTCGCAATCCTTTGATTCCGCCCATAGTGCCCATTCGCGCATGATTTGCCGTTTAAGATCGGCAGCCTGTGTATCTGAAAGTCGTAAAAAATCAGCATCAAAGGCTGGTTTGAGCTGCAGCCCCGTGCCGATTATGTTTGTTCGCATCGTCTTCAAGGCGCCGTTTGGAAGCGCGCCGCCCATGTATAAATCACGCGCCCGCGGGCGGAGCTCTTCGAGATTCATGTGTATGTCGCTCTCCGCGTCGCCGGCGCCGGGTGTCCATTCTTTCAGCGATTTCCGTTTACGACTCGCCCCGTGGTCGCCGTATCCCTGGTTAAATACCTGCTGCATCGCCTGCTGCCGAGCAATCTCGGTCCGCGCTCGCTCCCGCTTAACAGCGACACCAGGGGCGACCGCTTTGACGATGTTGTCTACCCAGCTCATTCGTCAACCGGAACATACCGGCGGATCCGGCTCGGCGCCCGCTGACCATTTTCCGCGCGGATTGCGGCTTTGAGATGAGCTTGCCAGTATTTGATCATCGCATGAACGTCCTTGATGTTGGCGCGCGTCAGCGTGCGGTTCGCGATCGTGTAACTCTGGCCGGTTGAGATCGCCAGGTCTGCAGCAAGCCAGGCATCAAGGTGATTTTTCGCTTGTTCGTATGTGTAAAGCGGCATTTTCCTTTTCACCTCCTCTCATAGGCTAGATGCTGCTTTCGGTCCCGCGCCGTTTTGCTCGCTGCGGCGCCGGCGGCCGCGGCTGCGCCGGATCGGGCAGCGGCGGCAGCTCCGCGTCGAGGTTTGGCCGCAGGATCTCGATCGCCGCCCGGTTGTAGACCGCGAGGTCGAGCGGCTCATTTCGCGGCCGAACTTTTACCCAAACCTGATATGGAATACCTTCTTTGTACCGAGTCTGAAGCGTTTCTGCCGTCAGTCCTTCGAAATATTGCCGTTCAAAACCTCGATTTCGTTGCGGCGTAGACAATGGGAAATGGCAATAGCCCTCAAGCTTGTTCCCGTCCTCATCGACGAGTGGCTGCTTTAGGGCGCTCCAGACTTTCGATTTGCCTTCGTCGACGCCAAGCCGAATCACGGTTGCTTTGAACCTGTTGTTCGTGGAAACCCCAGCGATCAGCGGAACGTGCGTACCGTCGCCCGGGCTCTCGCCCTTGATCGCAAAGAGACGACGAGCGAGACGAGCCTTGCAGAACTGATAGACCTCACCGGTGAAGTGACCGCCGCTGTCCATGCAAGTACAAGCGATCCGGAACTTTCGATCGTGAATATCCGACCAGGTCCGCTGAAGGTACTCGTCCAAGTCGGCCCAAACGCGGGGCTGCTTCAAATCGCCGTAAATGACGTGATATTCGATTCGCCAGCTCTCGTGCCCGGTGCCCCAGCCCATGACTTCGACTTCAAAGCGGTTGTCCTGCGTGTCGACGGCAGCCGTCAGAAACTTAACGCCCTCCGGCACATCCGCCGCATAATATTCGCGCCGGTTCATGAGCATGTCCTCGTCGAGCTTTTCGCCTTCTTCTTCCCACGACATCGCGAGCACGGTATTGAAGAAGGTCTTCAGCTTCTCGCGGCCGGCACGCTTTGCGGCCTTGAACTCTTCGACAGCTTTCTTCCAGGTGTAATTGATCGTCGCGGCCAAGCTGTTCAGGTGGAATCCGCGAGTCGTCGCATGCTTCTTGTCCGCGATCCAGACCAGACGATTCGCATAATCCTTCTTCCATTCGTGCTCCTCGTGGAGCGCGCCGCAATATTTGCACGCGTGATGAACTTCGGTGCAGGACCTTGTCGCCTCGTCGTATTTGAATTTGATCTGTGCCCATTCGAGCGTTTGCAGTTCCTCGCATGAAGGACACGGAAGGTGCATTTTTTCTTGGGTGCTGTCTTCGTACAGCTCTTCGATTTTCGAGTTGCCCTTCAACGTTGGCGTCGATACCCAGATCAGTTTTTTGTTATAGAACGTCTTGGTCCGGGCGGTCGCGAGCGAAACGGGATCGCCTTCCTTGCCGGCCGACTTCGGAAACCTGTCGACTTCGTCGCCGATAACGACGCGAATCGGTTTCGACGCCAGCGAGGCGGGGGAGTTGGCACCCGCGATGTTGATCCGTCCGCCCGGGAACGATTTGTAATAAATCGTGTTCCGGCTGTCCCGGCTTTTATCTTTGACCACGAGCTTGCTCAGCTGCGGGGAATCCCGATACATCGGCGTCAGGCGGTCGTTTGAGAAATCCTTTGCGACGACTAGATCCGGTTGCACAACCATGATCGGGGCCGGGTCGTGCCCGGTGTAGAATCCGATCGCATTGAGCTGGATGTCCGTCTTGCCGAGCTGCGCGCCCCACATCAGCACAACCGACTCGACGTTCTTGTCGGAGATGGCTTCCATAGGCCCTCTTGAATATGGCGTCCGGTCGGTCCGCCATGGTCCAGGTTCCGCCGACGCTTCCGGAGACAAAACACGGTTCTCGTCGGCCCAGTCGGCCAGCGTGATCGGCGCGGGCGGCGCGACGAGGTACACCGTGTCCTTGAGGAGCTGGAATGTCCCTCTACGCTGATCATTCATCCGCTATCACTCGCAAGCGGATCGTACTTCGCGAGTTGGAAGAGAGCGTCGTTAAGCCGCTCCTCCAGTAAGCGCCGGATTTCTTTCTCATCGGTCAAGTATGAGAGTTGGCCGGACATTTTTGGCGGCAAACCGATCACGCGCTCCCGAAAATTGATCATTAATGCGCCCCAAGCGTCCAGGACATCCGCCGTTGTGTGCAGATTTTTGCGCTTCTCTTCGAGTTCTAGCTGCGCCATTTCTTTCTTGATCCGCTCGTGTTCCGTCTTTTCGTCGATAAAACGAGGGCGCTTGCTGTCCTCTTTCCCGCCCGCGGCATGCTCAATGTACGCCTGCAGCGCTTCGCCGAGGATGTATTTACCCCGGCTGGACTGTTTGAGGACGCCTTCGGTTGTGAGCTGCCGTATCCATCGGGTAGATTTGCCGACGATCGCGGCCAATTCTTGCGACTGAATCTCCGTTTCGTGCAGCGGCGCCGCTACCGCTTTGCTTTTCGCCACTGCTACCACCTCGACTTCCGAATTTTTATCAGCTGAAGCAATAAGTGTTCTTTATCGCTTTATTCGAAGCGAAAAACAAAAACCGCCCCAAATGAAGCCCGCGGGGCGGGAAGCGGAACGATTTTCTGAAAATAAAAACTGGGGGTATTTCGGGCTCACGCGCACCCGCATGTCGAAAAGGTCGTCAGAAGGACCCGCGAGCGTATCTGTACTACTGATTTCGACAATACTGTATTCGAGGTGATACGGTGCTATTTCACATTCTAGTTGGCTTTGTTCTACCGTGGGTGATCGGACTGTTCTTTATTAAAAAGGCCAGTAGAGTAATGCTCTTGAGTTTTCCAATCAGTGCTTATCTTGGGCTACTCTTCAATGATATTGGTGTAGCAATGAAATGGTGGTCGTTAGTGCCCTCAAAACTTGAGTCTATCGCAACGCTGCCTTACAGCTTAGGCCTTTATCCCGTGGTGGTTTCTTTGATGTATCAATTCGTATATCCCAAGCTAAAAGCCACTGGGTTCATAATCCTTACTGCAATTTTGCTAACACTCTGTGAACTTTGCTTTATGCTCCTAGGCCACGTAGACTATGAAGATGGTTGGAATACCGGTTGGACACTTGTCTCGTATATGATTGCCTGCTGCATTGTATTTGTTAACATGAAGCTTTTAAAGAAAGTATTTAACGTGCCGTGACTAATCCAGTCGCGGCAAGCTGCATACAGGTGTTTGGATTTTATACAATGCGTGTAATTTTGCTTAAAGCCAAACTTTGGAGTGCTTACAGTGATATTAACAGGTGATGTTGTGACGGATAAATGCGCTACTTTGAAAGCTCGTGAGGAAGACTTGCGAAAGTGGATTGCATTCTTTCAAAAGTCTAACGACGATTATAGAGTCCGTCAGTTCAACAAATACCTTGCGGATACGTTGCAAGCAATTGAGAAGTTAGAACAAGAAAAATAATTTATTTAGAGTGAGTTCAAGACCCGTGGGCCTAACACGCGGGTTATTTCTATTTATGTTGGCCAACGAAAAATCGTCGCCGCCCATGGTCTTGACCTTGACCTATAAAACCAAGCACGACGTTTGAGCCGTCTATTTGCCTTTCTAGGACGCTGTAGAATCCTTGGCCACATTCTATAATTCATAGAACGCCAAGCCGTCAGAATCAATCTCCGACGACGACAGCGCGTATTTCTCTCTCAGACTCCAGAAGATCATGACGAGCGTCCTTTGCTTCGCCCTCATCCCCCTTTTCAACACGGTTTTGATTTTCACTGGACTTCGTTTCTTCGACGTACATGCGAGCACCCCTAAGTTACTGTTTTCTCGTAATGATAAATCATCGTTTCTCGGCCTTCCCTACCCTCCGAGGGTATTCGTATCGCTCGACTCTGTCGCTTCGCTTTTCCCTATCGAATCATTATCGTTCGAAGCGCTGCCTCAACTTGAACAATCCTGCGCGTTTTGAAAGCTCCATGATGCTGTTACGGAGATCCGCAATTGCCTTCAATGTCGGAGTCTCTACCAGTGGAATATTCTGCTCGCTTTTCATATCCCCCACGCTCCTCTCTCCGCATAAAAATAGCCGCTCCTTTGAGCGACTGAAAAGTTGCGAGGAATATTCTTTGTAACTCTAAAGCTCTTAAGTAACTTAAAAGATAAAACCTTTCTTTCTTGGTCCTCTAATTAGTGGACGAGAGCATTTTTCTGCAGGGGGTCAAAATGACGCTATGTGTGAAGCAGAGAAACCCTACAGCCGCAATGGATTGCGCGATTAGCGTCCACTAAATGGAGGACGGGTCGTCCACTAAATGGAGGACGACAAATGTAACGGCGAATCCCTTGTGTATAAAGGCTTTCCGGCGATTACCGTCCACTAATTAGAGGACGATAAATGCACGTTATTTACTCTTGATTAAGAAATTGTCATACCGCGTGTTCGGGACAAACGAATGGCTGAAGAACAGTCCATGTCTGGTTCTGGTTGTCAACGAAGTCACTGTACCAGTAAATTTGAGAATGCCGTCAAGGTAGCAGTCGATTGTCGTACCGTTCATAACGGCCTTGATGTTGTAAGTCGTGCTGTTAACAGGCACTATTGACGTGTCCTGTACGACAATGGTCGTGGTCGCGTTAATGTACGTCGCTAACGCAAAACCAGCGGACGATAAGCGCAATCGAAGATGATTGTCGTCGTCTAAAACCCTAAGACTGAGAGCCAGATATCCGGCAAACACGCCATCAGCGGATACAATGACATCAGTATTACCGACGTCAAAATATATCGTCGTGTCCGTGATTACCGTTACCGGGTACGCTTTGTTACTGTTAATCCCCAATACGGTAGTCGCGATGTCTTTTTTCCATGCTCCTCCGATGTCCGCATTTCCGATTGTGGTCGTGCTGTTCGCTCGATTAAATGAATCAGAGACAAGCGTCGTGTTCGGAAGGATGACCGTAGGAGCAGGAGTAGCCTCTATCCAAGACTGACCACTGTACGCCGGGATCACGAATTTAATCGTGTCTCCCATTTTGTTCTTCATCGCATCCCCGACATATTTCATGCTGTACGCCTTGCCTTTAAAGGTCTTGCTGGCGCCGAAAGAGATGGAAATGCTCACGTCTTCCGCCGAATTGTTTGCGAAAAACAAATATAACTTGCCGCCATACTTGTACGCACACCAACCAGCGTTTTGAATCGTTTTGGAGTAGTCACCTAAGAGATATGCCCCTACAGGAAGATTATCTCCGAACATCGCCCAAGAATTGTACGCCCATGTATTCGGACTAACCGCGCCTTTGTTAAGGCCGTATGTGTTAGTGCCGGAAAACGGGGGAACACCGTAGTTGCCACTCAGGTTTGCGGCAAACAGGCTGTACCCACTGGTATTCGTGTCCGAGGACGTTTGACCCAAAGGCTTACAGATGTGAATAACCGGATGCAAGACCTGCGCCCCGCCGTACACGGCTTCGTTGATCAGGTGAAGCATGTTGTTCGAGCAGCGGAAATCGTCTGTGCCGAACGTGGTGGAGAAATATTCGTACTCATTGATGAACACGTTCGTTTTGCTGCCTTTAATCGTCGCGAACTCTGCTGACTTATACCATTCTGCCCCACCGCTGTAGGCTTCGCCGCTGGCTTTACGCATGGAGTGGTGCGAGTATCCCCATATCCAATTCGCGTGATTGGCGATAAAGGTGGCCGCAATCCCGGTGAACGGGGATGTCTCGTCACTCGAAGCGACGTGCAGTTTGACGGTGTTTGGCAGTCCGTTATAAGTCGACAGCGCAACACTCGCTTGGATTTTGGGATACAATGCCTCGAGCACGTCATTGTATGTCTGCGCGTCATACTTGCAAGCGCCATAGAGCATTTGACTGTACTTCGGCTCGTTTTGCAGTCCGAACATCCGGACGGGCGCGATGTTTTGGTGCAAATACTCCAGGTCGTTTACGACAGCATCAGTGAAAGCCGTGATTTGAGCGTTATACTGCGTTGCGTCAGATGCCTTTATGCTTGCGAGCGTAGTGGTCATCGGGTACGATCCTCCAGCCCGCAGCTGATTGTCCCCGCTGTAGGTTCCGCTCGTCACCCAGTATGGGGCAGGGCACCAGTATTCAGGGGCCAAGCCGCCGCCGTTAACCGATATCCGGTCAAACCATGCCTTCAACGCAGCGTTTTGTCCCGCGAAGCGTTCGCCGATGTTTTTCGCCAAACTGGTCGTGCCGTCGATATTTCGATAGCCGCGGTAAGCAAACCCTAGCGGCAGCCGGATATACATAATGCTTCTGCCGTTAAAAGCAAAATCTTTAACCCGTTGCTGTTCAGCCGGCGACAACGAAGTCGGAAAGCCCCACGCATTCGTTGTCGCGTCCGTCGAAGGGAGCGTAGAGTCCCAGGAATCCGGCTGAATCTCAATGTATCCCCCGAGGTAGTCCTGCTTCACTAGGCTTTGATCAAGCGTTACGGCGATTGAACGCGCAACGTTAGAATCCGAAAACTCTAACCCTGTCGGGATGCTGGCAAGGGCGGCGAGTGCTGCTTTGCCATAATCCATTACCTGATCACCGCCTTGCCCTTAATTGCGAGCGTCCCGCCAACCAAGGCCGTCGACCTGGCCCGGAACGAACAGCCTGCAGGTACATCAACCGTCCAGCTTTCGGGGGCTGAATTGCTGCCGCCCGAAGATTGTGATGCCATCTTGGTCGGATCGGTGACGCCGAAAGCAGTGCAGGTAATATAGACGCCGCTCTCGTCAGCCAATTCAAATAGCACCGTCCGGCTCGTGCTTGTACCGCGGATCGTAAAGCGAAGCGTCGCATTTCCCGCCGTCGCCGTAAATGGCGTGCCATTCCCGATCGCGCTGACATCATTTTGCAACGTGACGTCGATCACCCCTGTATCGGATGACCCGTTCAATACCCGAACGTTTAAAGACCCGTCATCGTTGTATCCGTCCGCCGCGTTTACGTAGGTGCCGTTGGTCCTCCTTTGCCGAGACGGGACAGCTTTGCTCAGCGGATCAACTGTCGGCGGAGGCGTCGTGGAAGGCTGCTCATTTCCTGGCGCGCTACCGCCGAGCGACCGATAGGCTTCGTGCTCCGGAGTGCCCGGTGTGCTGATTGCGATGTAAGCTGCAGCAGCGTCTTCGATCTGCACGAGAAGCAATTCGATTTGCGGATACTTGGTTAAGAGCGGCGCAAGGCTGGAGGGGATTTCACCGGAAAATACTGCATTCGAATTCAAACCGCCAATGTTCGGACCGACGTATATAATCGGCATAAGCACACCCTTTCATGGTCAGGCATTTGGTTCGACGATAAAATTACTCCACCGCGCAGCGATTGTCGGCGATCCGCTTTTAAGCAGATACAGCCCGGCGTTTTGTCCGGTGCCGGTTGCTGCGTGTTCGGTGTCGCTGACGCTGTGGTCGATTGCAATCATGTTGTTGACGTACACCCTAATACGGCGGCCTTTGCAGATGACCTTGAGCGTGTAGTACGTATCGTTTGTGAAAGCGAACAGGTACGTCTGTGGCGTGGCTGCTGTGTTGGCGACGCGCCGGTTAAGCTTGATGGACGTCGCATCGATCGACAGCCAGAATTGATTACTGGCGTTGACGCGCCTGAACGTAAGGCTCGCCATCCGGACACCGCCGGTCAGCTGCCCCTTAACCTTGCAGGAGATCGCATAGTCGACGCCTGGCAGCGCGAGCGTCGCGGCGTTTCCGTCCACGTCGGATGTGTTCGCCGCCTCGTTGCTCACGATCGCCCATGCCCCTGAAACCGTCCAGGATCCGCCTGCAGGCGCGCTGCCGAGCGAGGATGCATCTGCCCTTACGAACGTATCGTAGGCGAGGCCTGCGAACGGGAGAGGCGATATGAGGGCGCCGCTGTCATCGATCGCGACCTTGTAAGGGATGTTCCGCGGCGAGCGTACGACCGGGACGTCATATCCGTTGACTCGGCCGACGTAGTTGTCCGCCTGCAGCTCGTTGCCGATCAGCACGCCTTGCTCGAAATAGTGTTTGTCTCCGGGTGAGAATGGCGCGACGTCGTCGTATGTGACCATGGCCCCGCAGATGTATGTCGGCGCGGTCGCAGGCAGCTCGGCGATGTAGAACTGAATGTACTGGCCGTCCGTTGTTCGCTGGCCGCGTCCGACCGCCTGCACCCAACTGCTGAATGCACCGCCGATCGCGTACGGATACAGGTACTCGTCGCCGTTCGCGCCACCCGATATACGAGCCGAATACGAGCTGTTCGATAGGCCGCCTTGGATGAAAATGCTGTAGGCGACGTCGCGGCCTGTGTCGAGCTGTACCGGCCCTTGATCGAGAGATCCGCTCGTGCCCCGAAACTTGATCTTAAGATTCGGCTTGTCGACGCCGTTGGGCGTGATCTTGAGAACGACTGGGCTCGCCCCGACCGTCTGCTTGATCGCCGGCGACAAAGGCACAGGCAGCGTCGACAAGTCCGAGACAACCTCGATCGTTGCGCCCGTTCCGCTGACCTTCCAGTTCGCCGGGTCGTTCACGTTCTGGAGCAGATTGAGACCAGGCGGGCTGTTGCGACGATGCTGCCGCTCGTCTAATACGGTCTTGAGATCCAGGGTCGTATACGCCTCATCGATGCGATTGGCGATCGTTGCCTGCGAAACGTTCACGCCGCTTAAAATTGCACTATTTGCAAGTTGGTGAATATACACAGACCCGATCGCACCCGGCGCGCCGGATTTTTTCAGCGCAGCACTGTACGATTCGATGCGCACATTGGCCCCGATTTTCCCGAGGTAGGCCGCATACTTTTGCTTCTCGTTCAACGGTTTCAATGTGTCAGGAAGTGCAAACAGCCAGCCCGTGCCTCCGCTCTGGATATGCGACGCCCAGGAGAAGCCGAATCCGTTGATATCTAGCCCGTTTGAAGTAGCGTTGTTGAGCAGTTTGATGGCCGCCTCGCCGCAAACCTCGAACTGGAGGAAATCAAGCGATCCGGTGAGCCCGACCGGATCAATGCGTGCGCCGCCGTCGTCGATGCACTGATAAATCCCGTACGGACTGAACCCCGCATGAACGTTCCAGAACGCGCCGCCGAGGCCGCTGTTACCGGATGTGCCGATCAGAATGCCGCAGAACGTCCCGTTGATATTGCCGCGCTCGAAGGTGTAATCGTAGTTGTTGGTTTTGACGTACACGCCGGCCAGACCGCTCCATGTGCAATCCCGCGAAGTAACATGCCCGACGTTGTTGTTGAGCAGCAGCCCGACCTTGATATTTCGCGTCCGCACGTTCTCGAACGTCAGCGTCGCGCCGCCATAGACGCCGATGGCGACCTGGCCGGCTACGAACATCTCATAGCGATCTTGGTCAAAAAGCGTCTTGTCGATCCAGTTCGCGAGGTTCGGCAAGCTGTACGACGTCGCTCCCCAAACCATAATGTCACGGATGATGCCGCTGCCGGCCCGAAGGCAAGGCATGAGATCGGTCGGGCTGGTCGGCGAGAAATAGAGCGTCGTGCCGCCCGAAGAACTGTCGACGAAAGGTGCATCGCCGCGAAGCACTCGGCAGGTCACGTCGAGTGAATCCTTGATGATGTATCGCCCTGTAGGGACATAGAGATTATGCTTATTGTCGCAGGCCAAAAGCGCCTGTTTGAATGCGTTCGTGCTGTCATTGATGCCGTCCGGATCTGCTCCAAAGTGCAAAACATTATATTCCAATTCCTCACCCCTATCCGAGCATAATCCATCCGTATGAACCGTCTCCGAGCATCGAGCAAACGTACAGACGATCGGGCGAAGGCGTGACGTCCGTCGAACCGGCAAGCTTCACGATTTTTGAAGATTCGGCAAGCACCTGCGTCGCCGCCGGAAGCGTCGTGATCTTCTCGATCGAGATTTCGCCAACTGGGCCCGAGCTGCCCCCGCCGTTGTTGCCGCCCCCGGGGTTGGGATCAGATCCGTCCATGTCGGTTGGCACATATCCGCTAAGCAGCCTGAACGCTTCATGCTCGCGCGTGCCCTCCGTATCGATCGCAATCATCGTCGTGACCGTCGCCTCGATCGGGACGATCAGGTATTCAACAAGCGGATTCGCGTCGAGGATCCAGGCGAGACTAACCGGCACGCCGCCAATGAACACCGTATTTTGAGCAAGCCCGTCAATAGGCGGCCCGAGATAAATAGACTGCGTCATGCCGTGATCGCCGCGTCAATCGACTTGAAAATCGTCTGTGCGATGTAACGATGTCCCTTGTCGCTGGGGTGAACCGGATCGGTGCCGGCGCCGCCGGTGAAGTCGGACGGGTTGATACCGTAAAGACCGTTGTTTTGGCCCCACGTGTAGCTGCTGCCCCATGCCGTGTATCCGTTGATGAATCCGCAGCCGAGATCAGTCGCCAATTCCTGCATGGCAGTGACATAGGTCGGCCATAGCGTCGAGGCGTTCGCGATCCAGGAATCTCCGGCTTGGTGCATCGCATACAGAATAACCGCCGCCCCCTGCGCCTTAAGGTCGTTGATGATCGTAGTCATATTGGTCTTGAAGGTTGCGGTTGAATCGGCTTTGTAATCGTTCGTACCGAGCGCGATAATCGCAAGATCAATCTGCTGCTGCGCCCAGTGGACGTGAATAATGGACTTCCCGGCATCGGCGCCGGCCGTCATTGGGTTTCGATTCCAGTCGAATGCCTTCCAAGATTCGCGCCCCGTCCGGTACGTGAGGATTCCGCTCGTCGCCGACTCTGCGGTAATGCCGACAACGTTAAAGTTCCCGGACGTGCAGCCGACGTAAATGTCATGCATGCCGGCCGTCACGGTGTACGTCACAGAGCGCGCCGTATCCTCGGTCACAGTATTGTCGCCGACGTTGGTCGCGATCGCCGTCCCGTCTACCCAAACGCTCGCCTTTCCGCCGTTTCCTGCGTTGCGGTCGACGTACAGAAGCGTGAATTTATTGCAATTGATTCCGCGGAAACGGACATCGTAGCCTCCGCCTAGCTTCACGTACTCGCCGGCGAATCCGCCGGTGAACAGCGGAGCAGCGTAATAAGACCCGGTCGATCGGCTGACTGGCTCCGTCCGCTTCGTTGCTTGGTAGACGCCGGACGCGGTACCTGGCGTCCCGACACTTTCGCTGCCTTCGCGCGCGGCGATAAAGCCAACACCAGCGTTGCCGTACTTGGCCTGCATGAGCTTTCGCAGCTGCTCGGCCCAAGACATTTGAGTCTCGTCGGACGACGTGAGCCCGCGCGTGATGGAGTCGCCCAGCATCAAGATTCGCGGCTGGCTTCCGGCCGTCTTGACCTTTGTGACGAATGAGGCGATCACCGACATATTGCTGCCGTAGTTCTGCGCCGGCATGAGCTCGAGGGTGCCGTTAACCTCGGAACTGTTGGTTCCCTCGCCGGACGCATTGGATGCAGTGACGACGTAATAGTATGAAGTACCGATAACCGCCGTCGTGTCCGTGTACGTTGTGTTCGAGCCGGTATACACGGTAGATCCGTAGGGACCGCCGGCGGCCGTGCCGCGCTTGACCTTGTAGCTCGTGGCGCCCGACACCGCAATCCACGACAATACCATCTGACCCGTTCCGGTCGCCGCAGCAACGCCCGTAGGCGCCGCAGGGACCGGCACCGCTACCGTCGCGCTCACTTCAGTGCTGTTCGCGCTCTCGCCGCTGGCGTTGCTCGCGGTCACGATGTAGTAATAAGCGGTGCCTGCTACGGCGTTCACGTCGGTGTAGGTCAAGTTGGGACCGGTGTAGATCGTCGTATACGGGCCGCCGGCTGCGGTTCCTCGCTTCAGCTTGTAGGAAGTCGCGCCGCTGGCTGCGGACCAGCTCGCGACGGCCTGACCGCTGCTCGTAACAACAGCCAGACCCGTTGGGGCGCTCGGCACAGGTAAAGACACAATTCCGCTCGCCTGTGACGAAGCCGCGCTTTCGCCGGCCGAATTAGAGGCGGTGACAACGTAGTAGTATGTCGTCCCTGCAACCGCGCTTGTATCGGTGTACGTGAGGCTCGCCCCCGTATATACGGACGTATTGTAAGGTCCGCCCGCGGTCGTGCCCCGTTTGAGGGTGTATCCCGTCGCTCCGGAGGATGCGGACCACGTAACGACCATCTGGCCGCCGGAGACCGACGTTGCGAGCCCGGTCGGCGCGGCGGGTGCTATAGGCGTCACTGAGCCGCCCGACGACGCCCCGATCACGCTGAGCCCGCCCTTCGCGGTGCTGGATCCGCCCTTGATCGTTACATTGCCGCCAGACACCGCAGCGACGCGAGCCCGGAAAAAGAAGCCCTTCGGCACGATCGCCTGCCACAGCTCGGGAGTTGCATTGTTGCCTCCGGTCGTCTGCGTGCCGTATTTGGTCGGATCGTTGACGCTGAACGCGGTATGCGGCAAGAAACTTGATCCATCGTCGGATATCTCGAAGACGACCGTCCTGCTCGAGCTCGTGCCGCGGATCGAGAACGTGACGACCTCTGCGTCGCTCGCCGGCACGTAGGCTGTACCGTCCTTGGCGGACGTCGTCGCGTCCTGAAAGGTGATGCCCTTTACAACTGCAGGCGTAGCGACAGGAGCCGCTGCGGCCCCTCCAACGATCCCGCCCAGCTTCCGATATGCTTCAAACTCGGGCGTGCCCGGCGTATTCACTGCGACACGTGCTGCGCTTACGTTGTCCAGGGGCGCGAGCAAGACATTGATCTCAGGATATTTCGTAAGGAGAGCGGACAAACTCGCCGGCAAACCGCCGGTAAAAACTGCGTTCGATTCAAGCCCATCGGCATTCGGGCCAATGTAAATCACCGTGGTTGGCATAATTTCATCCTTTCGCTTAGGTTTCTCGAACCACACAACGAAGCCGCCGAGCGGCGCTCAGCTGCATTGGCTTAATCAGGCCGCCGCCTTGGCGCGATTGCCTCCCGGTTGGCCCAATCAGCGGCTTCGTTCTAGGTGCGGCCATTATTGACGCTGGCCGCGTGCGCTGCCGATCCAGACCTTGTTCATAGGCGCTTGGCATCAACGCCCGAGGATGGAGTGTCCGCCCCTGCATGCTCTTGCCCCGGCATGCAGATCATGTCATGGGCGTCTTGGGGAGGTCCGGCGTAAAAAGGGTTAACGAATGGAGCGGACGGCGGGATTCGAACCCGATCATCGCCGGCGTGGAAGGCCGGAACTCTACCGTTGAGCTACGTCCGCATGCAATAAAAAAAGCACCCGAAGGTGCTTACAAACCCGCTATTCCTTTTCTTCGCAATTTATCGCTCAAGTCTTTCTGTACAATATCTGATACGTTCTCCTTCATATACTGGACCAGCGAAGCATTGTTTTTCGCAATAACATCCGCAAACGCATCGATCAGATCCTCGGTATTGACTTCACTCTTACTTCTTAGTGCATCGTTAATTAATGCTTTTATTTCTTCTGCGGAAAAACCAGCCTTTGACTTTGGCATATTTGTTATTCACCTCCTATTTCTATCTTACCCCACCTTCCATTAATAGCCAATATATGCTATAATAAATTTGCACCGCTCGGAAAGCATCCGGCGGTGTTTTCTCGTGTGTTACCGCGCGCCACTCGACATCACGTACAAAACAAAAAGAACCGGGCGGGATCGCACGGTTCTTTGCTATGTCTCCCACGTATTTCAACCGCCATTGATATTGCCGACCATTCCGTGCAGATGCACGATATGATTGCTCTCTATCTTTCGATTGCGGACGTGAGCAATTTTCGTCCGGGATATCCCCGAACCCTGAGCAGGAAGATCGGTACGCGCTATAGGTCCGGCCTGTTTCATCCGGCACATATTCGGCGGCGACTTGCTCCCTTATCGATTTCTCGATGATATAAATATAACACTGTACAAGTCTAATGCACCGCTTTTAATTTGCATTTTTTATAGAAAAATAATTCACGATAAACAAAATTTTAAACCACGAACTTGACGAATTCCGGCGACCGTAACATTCCCCGCCGGGTCCAATTCCGAAACCTGACTTGCACGCGCAGAAGTGGCTCTAAGTAAACGAAGTCTTTGTCCTGTCCCGTAACGAGCTGTTTGGCGACTCCGTAAAAAGCTTTCTTATGGGCGGAAGGCACAGCGAACTCGATCAGTCCTGCCGGTCGCCCCTCGTAATGCGCCAGCCATCCGAATTCCTCGCGTCGATAGCCCGCGATCGCGACCTCAGCATAGGTGTAGTTGATAATTTTGATCCACCGCGGATCCCGCCGGCCGACATATACGCTGTTCGACCGCTTCGCGACAGTCCCTTCGAGCTGCCGGGATTTGATTACATCGAATAGTGCTTTCCCTGTGCCCTCTACGCTCATCACGTTGCTGAAATAGGCATTCGGCCGCAGAACCTCGTGCAGCAGCTCCTTGTGCCTTGCGAGCGGCCAGGCTCGCAAATCTTCGCCTTTATATCGGAGGATATCGAACACGAAGTAGTGAACCGGCCAGGACGCCGCAGCCTCGTGAATCTTCCGTGCTTGCTTTAGCTGGAAACGTTCCATGAGCGATTCAAAATCAACGGCCCCCGTTGCCGGATCCACGCGCGCGACCTCGCCGTCAAGGACCGCGTCTGAGGCGTCCAGGAGCGGTACGTCATGGAGCTCAGGGTATTGAGCCGTGCAGAGTGTCTCGTGCCTGGTATGGAGAATAGGGCGGCCGTTCAGGACGGATAACAGGAGGCGGTGCCCGTCGATCTTGGGCTCAAATAGGTAACGGGGATCATCGAAGGGATCTTCGCGTTTCGTAAGTAGCATCGGTGGAAGGAACAT